TTGCTGCCGGTGGCAATCGTCGCGCTGTGCAGGTTCACGCCAAGGACGTTCTGCTGCTTCTCCACCGTCGTCTTCGCGGCGCGGCGCGTGCCCGTGGTGCCCACCAGCGCCACGACGCGATTGGCCTCGATGTCACCGCCGGTCGCGTTCGACGCGAGCATCAGCCCGCCAGCGATGGGGTGCCAACCGCCAAGCCCCGTCCCCGACAACACCGCGTCGGCCGTCGCGTCGCGGTACTCCACGGTGATCTGGAGGTCCGTGACGTAGACCATCTCCCCGATGTCACCTGTGGCCGGCAGGGAAGCCCAATCCATGTGCTTCTTGGGAAGGCCGACCGTGCGAGAGAGCCCGGAGTGGTAGACCTCCATGACCCGCGTGGCGTCGTTGCTTCCACCCGGATCAACCCAACGCGCCGCGCCATTCTGGGTGCTGGAGCCACCCGTGGTGATGACACCCGTGCTGGTGTCCATCTCGGCCTGCGTCAGATCGTGGACATTCGCATCGGGGCCGAACGCATCGTGAGCGTCCTGCTTGCTGATGCTCGGATCGTTCAGCCACTTGGCGACGTTCGGCGTGATCTTGTTCGTACCCATTACTCGGTCACGTCTCCGTCGTCAGAGAGAATCCAGTCCACCGCTTCCATCTTCGCCGTGAGCCTGTACCCGTGCCGCTGCCAGAAGTCGCCCGCGTTGCGCGGCCGTGAGCGGATGCGGATGCGGGCGAAGCGGCCCCGGTGCCCGATCTCATCCATCTCCTCGAAGGAGAAGGTTCGCCGCACCAGCCGCAGCACGGAGTCGGTCAGCGGGAAGGACGAGGCCGTGAGCGGGAAGCTGCTGCTGGTCAGCGGGAAGTCGCCCGGCAGGGCCACTCCCGTCCACGTCTGGCTGCTCTCCTGAAAGACCCCATCCTCGTCGATCTGCAAGGCCACGAGCGCCTGCATCCCGGCGCTGGCCATGCCGTCCAGCTCCATCACCCCGAACAGCTTGGGGTTTTCGAAGGCTTCGAAGGGGAAGCCGCGCGTCATCTCGACATACTCGTAAGTCGTGCCGTCGTCGGTGTACCCGCCGTTGAACCAGCGATAGACCTTGGAGAGCGGCGTCGTGGTGGAGCCGTTGGTCGCGAACAGTTCGAAGCCGTTGGACCCGTTGCCGCGGATGTCCGAGACGCACGAGCAGCCCTGCTCATGCGCGGTCGGCCAGACGCCTTCCCAATACCGCAGCGCGAGGTTGTAGACCGCCACCGCGTTGCACTCCGTGGAGGAGTCACGCGGGTAGAAGATGAGCAGGCGGTTCCTGACGATCTGGAAGTGGATGCGGTTGGCGGCCCCGAGGTTGATGCGGCCGGTGAGTCCGTCCCTCCCGAACTCGGCATCCATGGCCTCGCTCAAGGGCAGCGGGGTTACACCAGCCTGCGTCCCGTTCACCGTTTGGGTCAGCGTCCTCACGGCCCCGAACTGGTCCATGAAGATGACTTCCTGCCCGATGACCGCCTTGGCCCTGCGCCCGATGAGCCCGAAGCGCGGCTCCAGCACATGCCGGGAGGCATCCGAGAAGGGATCGCTGGCATCCCCGATGATGACCTCCTCGATGCTGTTGTCGTAGAAGCAGAGCAGGCTGGTCCCGTTCCATGCGATCAGGCCGCGAGCAACCTGAGACGAGTTGGGCGAAACAGCGAGGCGGGAGGCCACGGAGGTCGTGAAGCTGGCCACGCCCGTCGCCGCCCAATCGCTGTTGATGCTCGCGGCTGTCGGCTGGAACTTGCTGTAGGCGAGGTAGCAGTCGGACGTGAGAATCCACAGCCGCCCGAGAAGGTAGGCAAGGTCCACGCCCGTCGTCGGAGGGGAGCCGCCCGTGGCCGGCGCGATCTCCGCCGTGCTGGTGGACAGCACCACCAGCCCCGCCGTGTCGATGGCAGCGGGCACGGTGCCGAGGATGTAGTAGCAATCGGCTGCCTGCGCGGTGGGAACATCCACCGCTGCGCCGGGGTCATAAGATGCGGCTCCTCCGGTCAGACACTCGGACCACGCTGAGGTGGTGTCTGTCGTTCGGTAAGTTCGACCGGCAGCCGCATTCGGGATCGTGATGATGAGAGACGTGGCCGTCGTCCCCGTGGGCGACAAGGCCCCCATGCTGTTGATCCGCTTGGCCAAGAGCGCCGCATCAATGCTCGTCTGCGCCGAGCCGATGAGGCCGTAGCCGTCCCTCAGTTTGGGGACGAATGGATCGGACAGGTCCACGTTCTCAAGGTAGGAGGCCGTCCCGTCAGGGAGGTGCTGCGGGGCAACGCGGGTGTTCATCCCGCCCGTGAGCGGGACGGACCGCTCGATGAGCGGAAGCTTCCCGCCCCTCGTCTCCATGAAGCGGCGGTTGAGGAGGTCCATGGCCATCAGTAGTGCCAGATCCCGACCGCGCGCTTCATGTTGCGCCCGCGCGGCACAACCTGCGGGGTCTCGTTGGTCATCTGCATCCCGGCGGCAACCTGCGTGTATTGACCGAACAACGCCTCGTGCCTGCTGGCGTCCTCGCCCTTCTGGGTCAGCATATCCGCAATCGCTCCCTCCACGAGAGCGCGCGACACCGGCATCAGCGGAGCATCGTCATCCTCGGTGAGCGACTGGACATCGCGCAGCCACGTCACCGTGAGGCCGTAGCCCGTGTCCGGCACGGGCCAGAAGCGGAGAAGCTGGCGCGTGTAGGTGACCTCGGTGCTGTTGCTCGCGGTGGCCGGCTCCTCGATGCGCTGGATCAGCACCAGCGAGTTGCCGCTACCGTCCTTCAGTTCGAACGTGCCCGTCCACGCGACCGGCAGGGCCACACGCTCGATGGGGTAACCCTCGGCCAGAGAGACGCCACCTCCCACAGAGGCCCCGGCCACGAACGGCCCGGCCACGTCGGTCCAGTGGGGCTCTCCAACCTGCCCAGCGTTCTCCCGGAACATCACACGGGCCGTGAGTGCATCGTTGGCCGACGTGCTGCTGTAGGCCGTCACGGCCCCGCTGGCGGCAAGCCTGCGGTACTGCGCCGTCTCCCCGACCTTGGTGTAGACCAGCGGGCGGCCCTGAGAAGACGACTGGAGATTGGCCCGCGCGTAGAACTCCCGCATCTGGAGCGCCACCAACTGCTCCCTGCGGGAGTCCTGATGGTGCAGGGAGATGAGCCGCCCCATCCCGAGAGGCATCGGAGCCTCGCCCTCGGAGCCAATGAGCGTGGGCAGCGTGATGTCCGAGAAGATCCGCAGCCCGCTCTCGTCGGAATGCTCAAGCTGCTGCCAGCGGAAAGCCCCGGCGACGTAGAGGTAGCGGCGGTTCAACGCCTGCCGGATCTTCGCGTCCTTGGAGGCCGTGAAGTCGTTGATCGCGAACGCCACCTCGCGCGCCATCTGGGCGAGGTTCTGGAGGCCGTTCAGCATGAACTAGACCTCGCGCTTGGGAATGCCGCGATGCGTGGAAAGCCGGCAGGCAGGGGCCACGGACAGGAACTCTTCGATCAGGTCGCGGTCGTACCACCACCGCTGGCGCCCGATGCCACAAGGGCACTGGCAGTCAGGGGCGAGGTTGGACTGGATCTCCGACATCTCCAGCCACTCGAAGACCATCGGAGGGCGCAGGTAGTAGTCGTGCGTGTCGCGCTCATGCTTGCCGCGGTCGTCGGTCCACGCCCCGGTGGGGCGTGTCTGCATCTTGCGGCGCTGCTCGCACTCCTGCATGAACTTGTAGGCGAGCTTGGGGTAGCGCCGGCCGAAGTTGACCATCGCCATGTCCATCTTCTGGCGGATGCGCTGCCGCGGGACTTGGACGGTCGCTTGAGCGCCAAGAAGAATGCCGGAGTCAGCCATCAGGGTGCCGTGGTGAGAATGCCCATGACCGAGGCGGCCAAGGTGATCGAAGAGGTCGTGGCCGAAGTCGTGATGCGAACGGAGACGCGCTTCTCGGCCGAGGTCGCATCGATGGCGTAGGGAACCGTGGCCACCGTCGGGAAGCTGCTGTCCACGGCGTTGGCGCCCATCGCGGTCGTAAGCTGCCACGTCGTGAAGTTGGACTGCACCGTGGAGCCGTCCACGAACAGGGCCACGTCCACCGTCTGCCCAGAGCCGCCCACGCCACCAGCGCAGTGGCACGTCATCGCGTAGACGAGGAAGCGCCAGCCAACGGGCACCACGAAGTGGTGGTTGCCGGTCGTGAAGCAGTAGTTGAGTTCGTGCGTCGTCGGGAAGGCGCCCGAGCCAGCCGCCATGCCCGTGCGCCCGGAGGCAATGCACATCGGGATCATGGGATGGAAGGCCGAGCCCGACGAAGCCGAGGCCAGCGAGATCAGCGAGTTGTAGTCCGCGCCCTTGGTGATGGCCACCGGCGTCGCGCTCGCGCTGAAGCCGAGGACATCGCCCTTGGCCGCGCCCACGGACTTGGCGACATACAGCCCGTCGTTCGTCGTCTTGCTGGAGCCGCTAATGCCCGCGCTGCTCACGACGCGAGATCCACAGCGCCGGCCATCACGCGGCCGGAGCCCGGAGTCGATCCGCCAGACTTCTTGCGAACCTTGATGCCGGAGATTTCCGTGCCCGACTTCGCGTCACTGTCGAAGTCAATGGCGATGGAGGCCGTCCCTGTGCCCGGCAGGTAGAAGTGCGTGGTGGTCCCGTTGTCCATCGAAAGCTCGATGGTCTGGTCACCCGTGTACCAGCAGAAGAACTTCTTCCGTCCGATGGTCGCCGCGGCAAGCAGCGTGGTCCAGCCAGCACCGGACAGCGAAGTTGCGTCGATGTCGGCCGGCGTCGGGTAGGTCACATCAGCCATGGTTCACGCTCCGACGGGCATCTCGCGCGCCCGGTAGGTACACACGCTGTCCGACGCCTTGGCGAACAACTTCCCGTTGCCGTACACATCCACCGTCTGGCCAGCCTCAAGTCGCCCCGTCATGGATGCGAAGGTCGGGCCGTAGAGCAGCGTGTCCGTGGCGTCGGTGTTGGTGAGGCGGATGTAGCCGCGATCTTCCTCGATGCGCTGCGGCACGATGCAGCGCCCCGTGGTGTTGACTTGAGACTCGCGGCGGATGCCAGTGGCGGGCATCTTCTTGTCCCAGCGCTCATCGTTGCAGTGTGCGATGAGGGCGCGCAGCGCGTAGCCCGTCTCGTCAGTCTCGTCCGTGAGCGTTTGCGCACCGGCCGAGCCGCCAGTCAGGCCGGCAACCGTGATGTTCGCGCCGGACTTGGCCCAAGTGACGTTAGCAGCGATGTCTGGCGCCGCAGATACGAAGTTGACCTGCGTCGTGGACGGCTTGCTGTCAACGGTGTTGAAGCCAACCCAATACAGCTTGAGCCCAGAGGCGCGGATGGCCGCAAGGATGCGTGTCACGGACTGCGCAGCGGTGCCATTCGTGACAGCCACGTTGCCGGCGGCGACTCCTCCGCCGGTGTCGAACTCGTAGGTCACCGTCTGATAGCCGTCGCCAATCGTGATCGTGTCGCCGTCTGCGGTGTTTCCGCTGAAGGCGATGGCGCCGATGGAGGCGAGATGGCCCGCCGCCTGCCCGATCTGCACGCCACCGGTAAGCCCGGTCACCGCGATGTTGGCGCCGGACTTGGCCCACGTCACGTTGGCCGCAATCGTCGGCTCCGTGGACGTGTAGGTCACTGTCGCCAAGCCGGAGGCATCGGAGGTCGAGAGCGTGAAGCCGTACGCGCCGATGGCCGTCCGCAGCGCATCGAGCGTGTCTTCCTTGGAGGCCCCGATGGTGACAGTCGTGTTCGGCGCCGTCACCGCTGCGTTGTTGTCGAACTCGAACGTCTGGAACGTGCGTCCGTCGCTGATCGTGACTGTGTTGCCATCCGCGGGCTGGCCCGAGAGCGTGATCGTGCCGGTCGCAGCAACGTGCGCCGTCGGAAGCGCCAGAGAGCCGTCGTAGTACGGCGGCGGGATCACGTTTGCCGTGGCCTGCGTCTCGGACAGGGTGTATGTCGCCTGCGGAGGCACGCGCAACTCCACCCAGCCCGGGGGTAGCGCCTGCTTCAGCGCATACATGTGCTTGCTGTCGTGGACACCCGTCGCGAACTTGCGCGTGTTGTCGATATACGGCGGCCCGAAGGTCGTGTCCTCCGGCCCCGTGTTGCTGAAGCAGAACATCTTCGGGTGGCACGGAGCCCCGAAGTCCGACAGCACACCCTCCGCTCCGTAGTCGCGGACGTAGCGCGCCGGGGCCGCGGCGATGGTGGCCGACACGGTGTCGTCCTGCCCCGCGCCGCCGGACTCGGCCTTCGCGAAGAAGCAGCCCGTGTTGGCCTCGTCGTCCTTGAAGAAGGCCCAGCGGAACGGATAGATGGCCGAGCCGAACACGAAGTTCGGCACCGTGGACATCTCGTAAGGGCCGCCACTTCCAAGCTCGCCAGCGCGGTTCGGCGCAGAGCAGATGAAGGGCAAACCGAAGGTCGAGTTGATGCCCGTCACAGCGATCCAGCCCGACAGGCCATAGCTGCTTGCGTGACCGGGCGGATAAGAGGTCGCATTCCAGCGGATGTGCTGGATAGCGAACTGAAGATCCTTGATGTGCGATGGCCTGTTCTTGCTCTCGTAGTAGCCCTGCGTGCCGCCCGGCAGATGCACGAATCCGAGCCCCGTGATGCCCGTGTTCGTGGACGCTTGTGAAGTCTGCTGCACGGAGAAGACCGCGAAACCGGCGCGCACCGCATTGTAGGGCAGGCCGGAGGAGGCCGTGAGCGACGTGGACGGAACCTGCGAGGTCGTGCCGTTCGGGCTGTCGCCGGAAAGGTGCGCCACCACCAGCGTCTTCCAGCGCGTGCTGGTCGAGGGGGCGCCACCGTAGACACGAGGATAGTCGGCTGGCGTGCCGACCGGCACGAACAGCGTGCCCCGCTGGCCGGCAGCGGACGTGGCCGTGTACGCCGTCTGGTCCGATGGCAGGTAGCTGAAGTTGGTCAGCGCCGCCGAGACGGGCAGGTAGGTGGTCAGCAGCGTCACCATGCGACGGTCCTCTCAGTCGCCGGCCTCGCCCACAGTGAAGCAGGCGAGGCCGGCACTAGGTCAAGCAAAGATCGAAGCCTCGAAGTCCAGCGCAACGAACGTCTCGACGATGTTGCCCGTCGAAGCCGAGGTCACGATGGTCAGGATCAGGTCATCGCCATCAGCGAACGTGCAGACCGCCTCGGACACAGCCGGGGTCGTGTTGTCCGCAACGTTGGTGCCCGAAGCCGCGCCCGTCTGTGTCAGCACGGTCTCGTACACCTTGTTACCGGACGCCACGGCGCCCTTGTAGGCCGTGAACGTGATCGTCTCGGCATTGGAACCACCCGCCCATTCGCACTGGACGAACATGCCGATGAACTTGCCTGCGCCCCGCATGGGCATCCCGACATCGGACTGACCGATGGCTTCGACCGTCGTGCCCTGCGCGATGGCGGCGGCCTGATTCCAGCAGACCTTCGTAAGCCGCGAACCGCGCACCGGAGAGCCATTGGTGATGGTCATCAGATGTCCGCCTGAAAGTCGAGGGCCACGAAGTTCTCGATGATGTTGCCGCTCGTCGCGGACGTGACGATCACCAAGATCAGGTCATCCGTCGCCGTGAACGTGCAGACCGCCTCGGAGACGGCCGGCGTGGTCGTGTCCGTGGAGATCGCCGCAGCAGCGCCGGCCTGAGTGTGAACCAACTCGAACACCTTGTTGCCAGCAGCCACCGAGCCCTTGTAGGCCGTGTAGGTGACCGTCTGGCCCAGCGTGCCGCCGGCATACTCACCGGAGACGTACATCCCGATGAACTTGCCGGCCACTCGCATGGGCATGCCGTCATCGCTCTGGCCGATGGCCTCGAAGGTCGTGGCCTGAGCGATGGCCGCCACCGAGTTCCAAGTGATCGTGCGGATGCGCGAGCCCTTGGCGGCAGAAGCAGGAGTTGTTGCAGTCATGGATTCACTTCCTTTCGATCACGTCAGAGTCGCGAGGACGTAGCCGGCCGTGCCGTCGTTGTCGATCAGCATGAACTGGCTGGACAGGACGCCACGCCAACGATCACCGTCACGGGGCGGCTCTTCCATCCACGGGCGACGGAACCAGCCAACTTCCCAATACGGCATCTCCTGCTGGCCGAGGTCCAGAACCATGAGCCACGACTGGCCCGTGTAGGTCGCCGCATCGCCAGCCACGATGGCCACAGGCAGAAGCGCCGTGTCGTCCGTGGCCTTGGCCATGAACTCCGGGCGCTCCATCTTCACGTCGCACATCCCGTACGGCGTCTGGATGGTCTTCACGTTCGTCACGCGCTCACGCGACATGGCGTCGATCCACGGGGTGTTGCCGTAAGCAAACCCGTCGATCACAGCCTGCTGCGTGCTGGACGTGATGATCGTGTACGGACCGTCGTGTCCGTCAGCCCAGACGCCCTGAATGGCCGTCTGCTTCAGGATCGTGTCCGTGAGGGCTCCGCCGACCGCCGTGATGTTGCCAGCACGGGCAATCGACTCGCGCAGGCCGCGCGTGCGACGGGGGACCGTCTCACCGCTGTTCACCAGACGCGAGTTGTAGAGAACCCAGTTGTTGACCTTGGCAAGCCGCTCCGTCTTCACCCGCTGCTCGAAGTCCTTCGGGTTGCGGAAGGCGGTGTAATACTTGTCGTTGAGCGCCGTGCCGCTGACTTCCATCGTCACGCGGGTCAGACGGGCGACGTTCTGCGCCTCCGTCGTGACATCGCCGTCCGAGTAGGTGTAGTCCGCGCCATCGGGGAAGGCGTTGGACTCGTCGATGGAGCCCACGTCGTACTTCTTCCAAGTGTGGGCAACCGAAGGAACGTCCTTCGAGGGAAGCATGCCCATGATGAACGACTTTTTGCGGTTGATCTCAACCAGCTTGTCGTCCATGTCGATGGCCGCAACGCCGGTGTCGTACTTGACGATGCCGAGCGTGTTGCCACCGGTGTAGTCATCGAAACTGCCAAACGGGGCAGCCATGAGATTTCTCCGGGATCAAGGGACTGAACGGGTGAAAAGCCCGACCCTTGAACTGGCGCAGCCGGAGAACGAACGAGAACTAGCGGGCCGTGCGCGCCTGCGCGTTGAACGCAGGGTGCAGCATCCGAGTCTCGTTGAACTCCTGCATGGCCAGATCGTGGGCCTTGCCACGTTCACCCTGAGCAATCAGGGCGGAGATTTCGTTCATGCGGTCACTGACCTGCGGAGCGCCGCTGTTGGTCAGTTGAGGCTGAACGTTGCTCTCTAGCCGCCTGCGGTTGGGATCGCCCTGCCCGCGTCCGGCTCGGTTCATGTCGGCTTCGGCCTGAGCCCAAGCCATCTCGGTCACCATCGTCACCAACTTGGCCTGAGCGGGATCGCCCGCATCAATGCCTTCGGCTGCAAGCCGCGCCGCGCGGATTTCCGCGGCCTTCTTGAACAGGTCACCATCGGGATTCCCGACGACAGGAGCGCCGTATCGCTGGGAGAGCCGGGTGAAGACGCCGTAGGACTCGCCTTGGGCGTCCTTGTCTGCCCTGATCCCGTCAGCCAGCGGCTTGACCGCATCGGCGGCCGTCTTGCGCTGGATGGCGAGATCGAGGTTGTCGAGGTATTCGTCAAAGCCGGGGTGATTCACGATCTGGGCGGCGTTGGCGTCCTCGGGGTTTGCCCGGTACGTCCGCTCTGCCTGTCGTGCGCGGCGACGAAGTGAAAGAAGTTGGTCGATGGGCTGGGCATCGAGGCCCGGCGCTTCGGTCTTGCCGTTGGCGTGGCCATTCCCGTTCCCGTTCTGGGTCTGGGCGGCGCGCTGCTGGCTCTGCATGAACTGCTGCCACTGAGTCTGCATCTGGCCGATCTGGCCACGCAGTTCCTCCACGCCCCTCTCGGCGCGGCGAGCATTCGCGAGGCGATGGCGCACGGGCTGCGGGAGCTTCGCGAAGTCGGCGGGCGAGATGAACTCGCCGGCAGGAGCGCCGTTGCCCATGGTCTCGGACCACTGAGCCTGAACGTCAGCGGCGGATTCGACCTTCGGCTGTACGAATCCGTTCGTCTGCGGCGCACCCTGCTGTGCATCGGCCATGGCGGAACACTACCTCTTGGGGATGCGCCCATCAAGCACCTCTTGCCCAAGGATTTGATCCTCGGTATCCGAGAAGGCGGCCTGAGCGCGGAGATGACGTTCTTTGTCCTTGGCGGTGAGTTGGTCGTACCGCCCCGTGAGGGTCAGCAGGCGCTCCTTGAGCGTCCGGGCCATCTCGATGCCGCCCATCTGGCGCATGAGGTCGGAGGCGTCCTTGAAGCCCACGCAGTCCACGAAGCCCTGCCGCTCGTGGCGCCCGATCTCGTCAATGACGGCCTTGAGCAGCGTGGAGTCAGCCCCTTCCTTGAAGGCCAGCAGGATGCGGCGGTCGTACTCCCTCCACGTCTCCCCCGCGTGCTTCTCGGCGTAGAGCCCTGAGACGGCCTCGATGGAGTCGAGAACGCGAGCATCTTTGCGAAGGGACAGGATCTCGGCATCCCTGATGTCGCGGGCATCCTTGAGGCTCTGGATCTCGTCGGCCTGCTTGTCCAGAACCTTGCGGGCGGTCTCCTGCGCCCGCTCAAGCCGCTTGGCGGTGATCCACGGCCACTTCACTGGACGCGGACCTTGGGCGGGCGTCCGGGACCACGGCGAGCCGGCGGAGCGCCCTGCGGCAGCAAGGGAACCTGCTCGACAACCGGCTGCGCCGGGGCCTCGGGGTTGGGCGGGCAGGGAAGGCCGCTGGCTACCGCCGTCACCTGACCCTGCGTGAGCGGGGCCACCTTGGGCGGCTCCATGTAGCTGTTCGGGGAAAGCTCAGCCAGACGGTGGGCAAGCTCCGTGGCCCCCTTCTGCATCATCTGGGTCAGCTTGAACCGCACGGAGTTGTGGAAGTCCGTGTTGACCCACGCCACCCTGTCGCGCTGGACGGAAGCCAGCTTCTTCTCGACATGGGCCAGAGTGACCTCCACGTTGAGCCCGTTCTTCTCGGGGTGGAAGACGACTTCGCCGGTGAGGCGGACGCGCACGTCAGACATTGAGGTCACTCCGAAGCTGGAACTCCCACTCCCTGACGGCCTGCATGACCGCAGCCGCCTTGTCGCCCACCAGAGGGCCTACGACGGCCTGTAGGGCCTCTAGACGCGCGCAGCCACCGCAGACGGGCCGACCGCCCTGCCCCTGCTGCACGTCGCTGCTGAGGTGGCCACAGGGCATCCTGACGGACATTGGAGCCGGAGCCGCGCGGTACTGGCCGTTGGGCGGAAGGATGAAGGGCTGGGCTCCGACCGGCGCAGGCTGCGCCCACGGCTGCACATAGGGCTGAGGCGGAGCCGCCCCATTCTGGGCGTAGGGGTCGAATCTCGGGCCAACCTGAGTCACGGGCACCTCCCGGCCGCCACGGCGCCACGCGAGCGCAGAGACACAGGCCGCATAGAGCGTCGGGTCCATGTTGCCGGGGGCGGCCTTCGCGAAGCCGCCATCCACCGTCGCAACGATCTTCTCCAAGAACTTGTCCGGCACCCCGTCGCGGACCTTCACCCCGTCCACGACTTCCCCTTGGTCGAAGGGAGAGCGGCCCGCGTAAGGCCCCATGTCGAAGACGGCAAGTTGCAACTCGGGGGGCGGTTCGGCCGGGCGCTGGAAGACGCGCGGGGGCTTGGGCGCACGGCGCAGCACCTCGTTCAGCTTCACGTCGCCGGGCTCGTGATCCAGCCCGCCGTCGTCAGCGTCCTCAAGGTTCCAGCGGTCGCCCATCAGTTGGCCCCACCCTGAAGCTGCATCAGCAGCGCCGAGAGGTCGGCCTGCCGCTTGGCCGCGCTGGCGGCGGTGTCCACCTTGGCAAGCTCGCCCCACTCGGAGATGCGCTTCACCTCCAGCATGAACGCCTTCCACTCAGCCTCGGTGGCCCCGATGTTCTGAGCCATCTGCTCGCCCAGCATGCGGATGGCCTGCATCTGCTGGGCCTGCTGCTGCTGCGCCGCAGCCATCTCCATCTGGGCCTTCTGCGGGCGCTGATGGTAGAGCCGACGCATCGCAGCAGGGTCCGTCCAGCGCAGCACTTCGAGGGCCGCGGCCGACAAGTCCCACTCGCCACGGATGTCCTGAGCCACGCGCGGGTCAGCCGTGAGTTGCTGCACCATCGCGAACTGCTGGAGCGCATTCTGCCGACGGTAGTTGGGGTCCATGTCCCCCACGCTGCACTCCAGTTGCAGATCCCACTGGCCCTGAATCTCGGCCCGCGTGAGATGCACCGGAGCCTGCCCCGTGATGCTCGTCCACCACCGCTTGGGAGCGTTGTTCTGGAGCGCGTTGTAGTTGCGCTGGAGCAGGAGCGTCACCGCGTCGAAGACCAGATCCGAGCGCATCGCCACCATGCCCTGCTGGGTCTTGATGACGCTCCCGACCTCAAGCTGCGTGCGAGGCTCGAAGAGGCGCTGGTTCTGCGTTGCCGCCACGTCCACCGTGCCGATCAGCTTCTCCGGCATCGGGGCCAGCATCGCCGCGTACCGCTCCATCGGCATGGAGTTGACCGGCGCGTTCTCGATGGTGAAGTCGTCGATGCGCGTCACCGGAACCACGCCGCCCGGCACGGGCTCGAAGCTCTCGGGGTCGAGGAACGCCGTCTTCCTGACCTTGAAGTACGGGCCGTTGGTCTGCGTGAGGTGGTTGTCGAGGTGCCGGTACATCGCGGACGTGTACGACTCGGGATCGCGCAGGATCTCCTGCACGCACCGGCTGTCGAGCAGCCCGTCGCTGCGCGACTCCAGCGAGAGAGCGACGTGCGGGATCATCCCGTCCGCACTGTCGTCCTCGTAGGAGGACAGCATCAGGTCGTTGCCCTTGCTGTGGATGGTGATGACAGCCTCGGGCGTGTTCGTCCCGTGGATGTCCTTCATCTCCCATGTGTAGTAAAGCTCAAAGAGGTCTTGGGTCTTCGCGAAGTCCTGCGACCCCATCCCCTTCTCTTCCTCGTGCGTCGGCCGAGTGCTGGGATAGTCAGCGCCCCACGTCGCATGGGACTTGGCGAGACAGGCTTCCGTGGCCTTCTCGTTCCACTCGTGCATCTCGGAGAGCATCTGGACCTGACCCGAGTTCAGGATCATGCGCTCGGTGATGCGCTGCGCGCGGGTCATGTCCACGCGCGTCCCGCGCGGCACCCAGAAGTCGAAGCGGTTGACGTTGATCCAGTCCGGGCCGTTCCGCAGCACTTCGCGCGTGAGGACTTCGACCTTCCCGTTCGGGAAGCCGGCGGCCATCCACGCCATGATGTCCTTGAGCGCCTTCTTGTCGGCCGGCTCGTCCATGTCCAAGTCGTACTTGGCCATGACCACCTGCTCGATGCGCGCAGCGGCCTGATTGAACGCGGCGCGGTTGAGCGGCTGCGGCACGCCAAGCCAAGCCGTGATGTCCGGCGTGTTCATCAGCGCGACTGTCTTCATCGCATCGTCGAGAGAGATGCCCAGCTTCAGTGCGTACTCGCGCAGCGCGTTCGGCTCACCGCGCAGCAGGCCAGCCCTGTCGGCATCAGAGAGATTCGGGATGACCGTGAGCTTGTCGAGCGGAGGAGGAAGCTGCGTCGCGTAGATGCACTGCGTCCGCAGCATGGACTCGTAGGTCCACGTCGGCCGCACGATCCCCGCCCCCATGCTCACCATGTCGTGCAGCGCATAGGACAGCTTGCGCTTGAAGCCACGAATGCTGGTGATGCCGTGGCCGCGAACCATCTCCTCCGCAGCCGAGTCGGCAGCGACCTTGAGGTCGTCGCCCTGCCCGTTCTTCGGGCGCATGGAGCAAGTCTGCGGGCCGAGCATCAGCGCGCCGTAGATGGGCGCCACCACCTGCTGGGCGTGGATGTCCGACATCGGATACCAGAAGTCGGAAGCTCCGACCCACGGGGACTCGATGTTGCGATGCTCGTAGCCAAAGAGCCTCCGCCACCAGAACTTCTGGCGACGCATCCACGGCTCCATCGCCATCCGGTCTGCATCCACCTTCCGGCGGAGTTCGGTGACGAGCGAGGCGGCCTTGCCGTTGCTGGAGGGATCGAGGCGATTGACGCCAGTGATGATCTCGGGAGCGCGCTTCACATCCGAGCCCTCCGCAGCCTGTCTCCACGCTGACGCATACGGGCATTGACCCGCTTTCGGTTCTCGGACGCGGAGCCCGTGGTCACGTTCCGGATCGCCATGCCGAGAATCCTAAGGCAGTCAACGTAGTCTTTTCCAACCTCCGACACGTTTTCCTGTCCCTTGCCACCCTTCTCCAGATGGACGTGGTGCAGCAGGGACCATCGGACATTGTTGCACGTCTCGGCCAGATGGAAGTGCGGGTGGTTCATCTGGGTCACCTCCTCGCCCGGCTTCCACGTCCCCACCAGAAGCTCGCGGATGATGGTGTTCCCGGCCATGATCTCGGACCTGCCCTCGGCCTTGTAGTCGGTCGAGAAGTAGCAGCCGATGCGCTCCATGGACTCCGAGACGGTCAGACCGTCCGAACCAGCCTTCTCCTGCCCTCCGAACCGCTTGTCCATGAACCTCTCGACAACGCGGCCCGGCCCGCCGGGGAAGCCCTCTTCGATCTCCTTGAGGAGCGCCGCGTAAGCCTCCGGCCGGTTCTCGATGCCGGCGTCGGAGTAGTGCGTCATCTTGTGGAACTCGCCCTTGGGCCACTCCTCCACGACGTACCACTCGCCGTTCTCGTCCAAGGCGACGTAGAGGATGGCCCACGGCCGCTTGTCGTGCGGGTCCACGATGCCGTAGATGGGCCAGTGAGACGGATACTCGCCCCGCTTGGAAGGCGGCAGCAGCATCCCCTCTGGCGTCACGAGAACGGCGCGCTTGCCGGGGTCGTAGTCGTGGACGCGCGAGTCGTACTCGGGGAAGACCTTGCCGGCCAACTCCTCGTACATGCCCCACTCGCGAGCCTTCTGCTCGTGCAGCGGGTAGCGCAGGATCAGCTTGCGCTTGTCTTCCTGCGTGAGCGCAGGGTTGTCGTGAATGCTGCCGCCCAGAACGAAGTAGGACTTCTCCGGGCCACCGCGCCTGTGGCTCATGTTCCAGAGATGGTCGAAGACGAAGATGCGCTGCTCGGCATCGCCCTCGAAGAACGTCGCCGTCAGGTCTTCTACGCCAGCGCCGTAGTTCATGCCGAAGCGCAGGCCGCGCCCGTAGGAACCGCGAATGGACTCGTCGGGCGGCTCGTCCACCCAGACGTTGGCTTGCTCCACGCCCTCGATGGGAGAGACGTTGCTGGCTGTGCGCGAGTGCTGGTCCTGCGAGGCAATCTTCACGCGGTCCACGCCGCCCGGCGTCTGCACCCAATAGAAGTCGATGCCGCCGCTGCTGTTCTTCTCCTTGTGCAAGATGCGCGAGCCCAGCATCTTTTCGAGGCGCGGCTGGATCGTGGCCTTGCCGGACGTGGAGAGGGTCTGGCAGATGATGAGTTGCAGCCAGTTGTTGTGAACGATGTCCGTGATCGAGCCATCCCACGGACGATGGCCGATCAGGCGCGCGGAGAATTCCGCTGCGCCGCCCTCGGTCTTCGCGCCTCCGTTTCCGATGAGGGCGCCGTAGAAGCTGTAATACATGGCCTTGCGCCACGGCCAGTCGCCATGCTCGGAGCATGTGCGAATCGCAGCCTCTCCCTCGCCGTGCCACGGAGCGCCGGGAAGAAGCGGCGCTGTGCCGATGTAGCGCCAGCAGAGAGCCTGCTTGGGGCCGCAGGTGCAGAGCGTGTTGTGCAGAGAACAGCGCGTGCAGGCCGGGCAGAAGCGGACCTTGTGGGCCTCGTGCCACTTGATGAGGACGCGGTGCTGCCGCGTGACGATGTGGCCCTTCGGGTGCCGCCATCCTCCGTAGAGGAAGTTGCGGTAATCCACCGCGAGGTAGTCGTCGGCAAGGCGCGCTTCCATCGCACGCTCGAAGCGAAGCTGCTCGATCAGCGCCCGCTCGATGCCGTCCGTTCGCTCTCGGCTTCGGCTCACTCTGGATTCTGTGCCTCCCACTCCTCGGTTGTCGTCGGGAGCGGGAGCATCGGACCAATCACGTCTTCGATGACAGCCTGCATAGCGGCGGGCGGCGGAGACTTGCCTGCACTCAGGCGCTCCTGATAGCCCTGCATGATCGCCTGATGCCGCGCGACCTCATCGCGAAGCTCGGCGCGGGTCATCCCCGAGAAGGCCGTCATGCGACGCTTCTCATCTTCGCTCAGGTCTTCCTTGGGCGCGGTGTCGTGCAGCACCTTGAACGTGTAGGCGTTGCCGTCCTGCTCCACCTTGTCGGAGAGGGCCTTGAGGGCCTTGACGCGGCCCTTGAGAGTGATGAGGAAGTGGCACCGCTTCTCGAAAGTGGCCGTCCACTCCGAACTGTTCTGGAGGGCGTAGCTGACATCCTCCGGGCACCCGAGCCGCTTGGCAGCGAAGGCGATGTCTCCGTCGGACTCGATAGCTGCATCCACGAGACGGATGAGGCACGCAGGGTCAGAGACGGCCCACGTCATCGGCGTGGCTGGCGGAAGAACCTCGTCGGCCTGCTTCGCCAACTGCGACGGCAGCCTCCCCTCCGCCTTGAGTCTCTTGCCCTTCTCGATGGCGGCTAGCTGCTCGGGGGTGAAGTCAGGCAAGGTAGCCACCATCGCTGTCCCACGGCCAGCGCAGGGTGCCCATCAGGATGGTGGCCGCGCACGGGAAGGGCCACGGGAGAGCCGTGGGCGCGTGGAAGTCGTAGTCAGGCATGGAGAGCTCGCCGAATGAGGTTTCTCCACGCCGCTGCGCGAATCGCTTCAGTATCCCCATCACGCACCAGCCTCTCTAGCTGTTCGTCGATGACCATGCGATCTCTCCTGCGTGGCCGTTGCTGGCGGCCAGAACTGTAACACCAAAGTCCTGCTGGTACTGCTCGACAAGCTTCCCGGCCATGCCGCTGAACCGCGTGCAGGACTTGTCCAACTCCAGCTTGATCGCGTGGTGGACCGGACCGTTGCGGTTCTTGGCCACGTCGAGGTTCTTGGGCTCCACAGCGGGCGGCTGCTCCTCGGGATGGTCCGGGCGCGGAGACCAATCCGAGGAGAGCAGCATCACGATGTCCGCGTCCTGCTCGATGCTCCCGCTCTCCCGCAAGTCCGAGAGGCGCGGGCGCTTCCCGTCCCGATGCTCCACCTCGCGGTTGAGCTGGGCCAACACCAGCACGGGGATGTTGCTCTCGCGAGCAGCGGCCTTGAGGTTGGCTGACATCTTGGCCACCTCGCGCTCGCGCGTCGGGTTGCGCTCGTTCCCGCTGTCCGGCGAGAGGATCTGCAAGTAGTCCACGATGGCCAGCTTCAGCCCGCGCGTCAGCGTGAGCCTGCGAATGCCAGCACGAATCGCAGCCGTCGTGAGATTGGGCGAGTCGTCAACGTAGAACGGCGCAGCCTTGGCCTTCAAGAAGGCTTCGCTGTAGGCGTTGAAGTCCTTGTCGGACATCTTCCCGTTCATCAGCGCGTGCCCGCTCACTTTGGCGTTGCAGCACGCCACGTTGCGGTAGGCGTCGTTGCGATTCACCTCCACCGTAAACAGCCCCACAGGGAAGCCGCGCTCCAAGCAGAGTTTCGAGATGAGCGTCGTTGCGAAGCTGCTCTTTCCCTGCGACGGCCGCGCGGCAAGGATGGTCAGCGATCCGGGGCGCATCCCGCCGATCACGTCGTCCAGTTCGATGATGCCCGTCCGCAGGCCGCGCTCATCCGGCTTGGCATTCTGTGCAGCGTCAACCTCCTTGCGAACCTCGTCAGCAAACTCGCTCGCCTTGAGCGGGCCGTGAGCGGAACGCGCCGCCAGCATCTCCAGCGCCTCGGACTGCGCCCGCTCCATCGCCGCCGGGTCCGTCGTGTTCCCGGCCTGCATAGCCACCTTGCGCGAGGCCGCGATGATCCTGCGGCGGTGCCCGTAGTCTGCCACCATGGCCGCGTGAGCCGCCGCGTGGGCTCGCCCGGAGTCGTTGTTGGCCACAGAGTCGGCCATCTCGCAGACCAGCCGCACGTCCACGTCGCGGTCCTTCCCTTGGAACCGCTCGCAGAGCGTCACGAGGTCCAAGTGCTGCCCGCCATCGAGCATCGAGCAGCAGAGAGCGAAGACGCGAGCCCGGAAGCCGTCATGGAAGTCGGCCGGTGTCAGCGCAGCCCGGATGGCAAGCGCCTTGGTGTGGTCGAGGATCATCGCCCCGATCACGAGGCACTCGGCCTCAGCGCACACAGGGTCGGCAATCATGCCGTCACCCCCGGATGGGCGTGCCCATTGGCGTAGCCCGTCTGCTTGCAGAACTCCCCGTAGAGCTTGCCCCACTTGGATGACAGATAGTTCATCGAGTGCAGGTACTCGTTCCAGTCGAAGTCCTCGTCTGGCTTGTAGCGGCCAGCATAGAAGTCGATCACGCGCCCCACGAGGTCCGCCGTGTGGGCCTGAGCAAGTCGGTCGGCGGCCTTGAGGTTGGTGAGCGGCTTGCCCTCAGGCTCGGCTTCGGGGTGGCGCTCCTTGAACCGGAGCGCGAAGTGTTCCACGAGGCGCTTCGCTTGCGGATGCTTGGGCTCGTACTCCTTCCTTGCGCGCTTCCCCTCCGCAGGAGGGGTTAGGGGTGGCTGTTCTTCTCTGCTCTCTTCTTCTCTCCTCTCCTCTCCTCTGGTGACGCTGGTGTGCGCATTCTGTGCGCACTCTGTGCGCAAGCCGTCCTCGGAGCGCGACTGAGCCATGCGCTCGGCCTGCATGGCCCGTCTCTTGGCGCTCTTTCCGTTGTGCCTGTCGTACCTCGGGAAGTTGACGCCAGCGTCATTTATGACAAGCCATGCGCTTGGCTTGGTCTGGCTCATGGCCACCGCGAAGCCGGGAAGGTCCACGATGTCGTCGATGTCCGCAGCCGTGAGGCCCGGCATGGCCCCCGTCTCGGTGTTGTCGTCGGCCCATGACCAGATGGCCCACAGGTGGCCGATCACGGTGTAGCGGCTCACATTGAGCGCGCGAGCCATCCCCATCACGGCCGGGTCGCGCAGGAGCGCGGTCCGCATCTTGATCCACGACACGCATCTACCTCCCGATGGATACAGCGACCGGCCGCCCGGGGGCTGGCTCCCCGGGATAGGAGCCGACAACACCCCGGACGGCCGCTTGAGGCTCCCTGCGCAGGGTTGGCCTCGTCCGCCAGAGGCACTATCGGAGCGTCAGACTTCCGGCTGAAGTGGAATCCCGACATTTTCTTGGCGTCGCTCCCCGCCGTGGCTGGGATGAGCCGGGGAGATGGGACTTGATTCCGGATAAGGCTTAGATTAGGGTGATGAGCGTTGGATGGCCGAGCGTCGTGGGACAAACACGAGGTCAGGCCAGCAGGAGAATCGAGCATCCTCCGCCTCCATCTTTGATGGACGAAGTGTGCGGGCTGGGGTGAGCGGCCGGCGCAGAACCGGACATCCGCGTCTCGATGGCACTGCTGGCCACTCAGCCATCCCGGTGAGCGGCAGGAAGGGCTGGCCAGCCCAGAAAGCCGCAAGACCGGGGCGGCCATCCAACACCCAACCCAAGGACTTCCATGACCCCATCCCAGAACAAACTGCTGAAGGCCATCACGGCCCACCTGAAGGACAGGGCGGTCCCTCCCACGATCACCCTGATGGCGGAGAAGTTCCGCATCCGGGTTCCCTCGGCTTGGGAGAGGTTCAAGGCCCTAGAGCGCCTTGGCTACCTCAAGCGCCGCTCTGACCGTCTCTACTGGCCCACAGGGAAGGCCAGCCGCGTCTCTCCCTGCCCCTGCTGCGGGCACAAGGAGGAGCAGGGATGAACGAGGCGAGGCTGAAGGCAATCGAGGCCAAGATCGCCAAGGAGATGGCTGGCAAGGGCTACGTCTCTGACCTCGATCTGCCAACCACTGATGCCGTGGAAGCCTGCGCCGCCTTGCGGGAGGCGGTGGGGCTGCTGGAGGAGAACGAGTGGCAGGGGATGTCTGGCGGCTACGACCCGGAGCCAGCCTGCCCCGACTGCGGCGAGATTCCTCCGGGCAAATACAACCCCAAGGGCAGCCACAGCCCGAAGTGCAAGTTGGGCTCATTCCTTGCGCGCTGGAAGGAGCAGGGATGAACAGGGAGCAACTCATGAGCATCACAGCCGCAGAAGGCGGGACGGTCTTCGCTGGCTGGGATGAGGACGCACCGTGTTACTACATCTTCGCGGCCGGTGGCAGCAAGGCCATCAACTCCAGTGACACCATGGATCTTGTTGAGGCAGCGCCAGCAATGGCCGCTGCCATTATCGGCCTCCTGCGGGCCTACACCGAGCATGGGCGGGCCATGAAGGCCGGAGAGCCGGGAGAGCGCCACGCGGCCTTCCTCGGCTTCGCAGAGGCCCGCGAAGCCCTCCGCGCCTCTTTGCCCGCCTCGCTCCGGGAGCCCTAGCCATGCAGCAGCCCAGCATCGAGGAGTTGGAGCGGGCCTACAGGGAGGCGTGCGTGGTTCACTACCTCGCCTGCGCCACCACCGGCATGGACAGGATCATGGCCCTCAATAACGCCAGCAGGGCTCTGGCTATCCTTGAGCAAGCCCGCCAGCGGCAGGCGGAGAAGGACGAGGAGAGGGAGGCCAAGGAAGCAGCGGCTCACTCCCTGCGCCAAGTCTTCCGCAAGGAGTACCCATCCCTCTCTGACTACGCCGCAGGAGAGGCCGTGAGCCTCCTGTGGGGCCTTGGCTGGCGACCAGCCCCTTCCCCTTCAGCCCCGGCCCAGACGCAGCAGGAGCAGGCAGGGAGCGCGGAGGACTATGAGGGAGACGCCCTGCGGGTGGCCTGCCGCCAGTCCCTCATCATCGCAGGGGCGCTGGCCCAAGAGGCCAAGGTCCCAACCCACATCCTCCGCAGGCTGGTGGATTACCTCTCCCGCCGCGCGGAGGGCCAGAGGTGAGCGGGAAGGGCGACTTCTGCCAATGCCGCGGAGCCTGCGGGAAGCACGAGCGCCCCTGCACCACCATGTTCGGGAATGCCCATCTCTTTGATGGAGCGGTGGATGAGCCGATGGCCAGCAAGTACGGAGCAGGTCGACGACTCTGGGCGTCATGCGCGCCCACCTTCGACCCATACCGCAAGCAGAGGGAGCGGAAGGCCCAGCAGGCGTACACGGAGGCTTCTACGGACAGGCAGAGAGAGGGTGAGGGGCTGATGGAGTGGCACAGAAGGGTGCATGGGAGATGACCAAGCAGCGTGTCGACAAGGCCCACTACCGCTGCCACTTCGGGCGCACAGGGAAGGAGACCCGTGGCTGCCGCACCTGCCCACGCAAGATGCCCTTCATCCCCAAGTCCCCCTACTGCTACGCCTGCTTCCAGAACCTCCCCGAAGACATGCAGTACGTCGTCCTCCGCGCCTTCCGCCGCCCTCCATCCAAGATCGCGCAGGCCCTAGCCGAACGCATCTACGCCAAGGCCGATACGATTCTTCTGGGCCTGTAGCCAGAAAGCACTTGCTTTCTCTGCTTCCATCCCAGACCCTGAATGCCGGTATCGTCCTAGCCTTCCTTCCTAGCCCCACCCCGCAAGGGACGTGGAGCTCCATCAGCCCTAGGCTGAATCTGCTAGGGGATGAGCGGAAGGGGTTTGGCAAGGCTCTTACGCCTCGCCCTTCGTTTACCCCTCCCTGCCTACCCCTTGGCTCCCTGCTGGTGGGAGGGATGGAGTGCAGGGGGGAGGGAGGGCATCGCCCGAGCCCCTGCGCTCCTGCTCGCTCAGCCCTGCTCTCTCATCGCCTGAGCCCTGCCCTCTCGGCTCTCCGCCCTCCTGCCCTCTCGGCTCTCAGGCTCCTGAGCTTGGACAGTCTCGCCGGGAAGCTCTGCCTTGCCCGTGATGGGTGATGAAGTGTGGCGTGAGAATATTTCCGGAATGGGGCTTGACCTTCTAAGGTCCATGCCTTACTGTGTCCGATGTCAGGTGGAGCTAGGCCCGTGGTGGGCTGGGCAGCCTGACTGGAGGATGAGCAAGTGATCTACTACCGACTGGACGTGGAGGAGAGCGACCCGCGCTTCTGGAACGAGTACGAGAGCGAGGATGGAGCGATTCACGACGCAATGCGTGACCCGCCAATGTCGCGCCCTTCCTTGGTGGTGTGCGAGAGCATTGACGGGAAGGCCTGCGTGGTGACGCGGGTGAGCCCGGAGGAGTACGCCAAGCCCTGACCCTGCTTCCCTTCCGCCCTTGGCCGGGAGGCCCGGGGCGGGTGATGAAGCAGGTGTCTGGCCTGACCCTCGCCGTGGTGGTGTGGGCGGGCCTGACGGATGGAGGAAGAGAACGTGAAAGCAGAGAACCCCTTCAGGGATGTCCCGTTGCTTGATCCGCGGGATCAAATCGCCTCGCTGCTGGCGGAGAATCAGCGGCTCAGGGAGGCGCTGGAGGCCATCGGGCGCTGCGGAGATGTGGACAGCGACAGGCAGGCTGCGCGCGTCCTCGCGTCCTGCGTCAAGGCCGCCCGCCTCGCCCTGTCGGGCGGGAAGGAGGGCGCATGAGCGCGCCCGGCAAGGCTGAGAGCGGGAGGCCGTGGACGCTCCATTGTGCGGAGCCTGAGCATCCCAACGCGGGGCCGCATATCAGGATCAACAGCGGCTCCGTGACCGTGGCGACGTGCCCTACCATCGGGCACGGAGGGGCGAGCAGAGAGACGCGTGCCGCCAACGCCGCCCTCATCGTCCAAGCCGTGAACGAGCGGGAATCCCTTCTCTCCGCCCTCGCGGCGGCAAGGGAGCGCGAGGCTGGCCTGCGGGAGGCGCTGGACGTGGCCGCGGATCGGTTCGACGCAATCAAGGCCGGCAAGGTCCGCGCGTGCGAGCCTGCCGTAGCTCGCTGGGCCGATGAGGCCCGCGCCGCCCTCTCCGCCCCCGGCGCGATGGACCCCAAGGAGCCCTAGCCCCAGCCTCTAGGTGGCCATCCCCTCGCGGGCGTGGCCACACATGAGGCCCCTTGTCCTTGGTAGGGCGAGGGCACGAGAGAGAACGCCACACGGAGGAAAGAGATGAACACGACCAAGGAAGCGAAGCCCGAGAGCAAGGCCGCCGCCAAGCGGCGCGAGAAGGCGGAGGCCATCGCCCGGCTGCGGGCCATCTTCCCGCCCGGCTCGACCGTCTGCACGATCATGCGGAGCGTGAGCGCCAGCGGCATGTACCGGCACATTTCCGTCATCGCCATTCGCGGCGGAGTCCCCGAGAACGTGAGCGGCGACGTGGCCGACGCTCTGGGCTACCGCTGGCACGATGACGGGAGCGTCGGAGCCGGAGGGTGCGGCATGGACATGGGCTTCCACATCACGCAAAGCCTGAGCTACGTCCTGCACCCGGACGGCTTCGACTGCCTCGGCCCCGGCTGCCCGAGCAACGACCACAGCAACCGCGACGAACACGTCCCCGGCGGCGGCAAGGGCTACTCCCTCCGGCACCGCTGGCTCTGACCCTATCTCCCTCGCGCCATCCGGGCTCCTGCCTCCCCGGATGGAGTGCGAGGTAGCCGGCAGCCCTGATGACGGTGCTGCTGGCCCTCCCGAGTGAAGCGGCAGGCGGAGCCTGACCGGGACCCGCAGGGAATAACCAGCCCATCCCGGCTACCTCAAAACCCTTGGTAGGATCACGCCCATGGCAACGCTCAACGCATCGGACACACTGGCCCGCGAACTTCGGAAGAAGTGGCCCAAAATGGAGGCCGCGAGGCAGGCAGGATCGCGCCGGGCTGCTATCCGGCAGTTCTGCCTCACCTGCATGGGCGGGGACCTAGCGGAGGTGCGTCGGTGCGCCTCAAGCGAGTGCCCGCTGCATCCCTTCAGGATGGGCACCTTCCACGGTGACCAAGGGACAGCCGCCGACGAGGGTGACCCGGAGTCCGGGTCTTAGTCTCCATGGACGCGCTTTCCGAGGCACCTTTCCTCGACCAGCATGGTGACCCTTTGTCCGACCGATGGCCAGACTGGCTCAGGTGGGCTGCGGAGCGTTACGGCTTCATCGGCCCGCGCGGCGGGCTGGTCGAAACCCTCTCCGTGGAGCTTCGCTTCACGCCGAAGACCATCGACCGCTGGCTTAAGCGTGAGAGGACCCCCGAAACAGGGGTGCGTAGGGCCATCAGGCGCGCGTGGGCTGCTCCGGTCGAGTCCAAGGCCATGCAGGGGCTTGCGGCTGCCCTGAGTGCCTTGCAGGCCGCCCAGCAGCATCAAGGAATGAAGGGCGGCGGGGCCACCCGCAAGGGTGGAGAGAAGGGCGCAGCGAGTGCCCATACCCCGCCGCCCGCTTTCTCAAGTCCCACGGTGGGACAGGTCGATATCGAAGCCATGGCCGCAGAGGCGGGGCTGTCCCCTGACGACATGCGGGCCATCTTGGAGGGAAAGGAAACATGAGCCCTGATTGGGGACTTGACGCCCTGCGGCGCTGCCTGCGCCCCTGCAAGGAGTGTGGGGCGATGCAGGGCAACCCATGCCGCACGCCATCCAGTCGCATTCGCCAGCCCCATGATGGACGGGAGGCATCCAACGATGAGCCCGCCCCGGAGCCATCGCATGACTGAATCCCTCTCCTGCCTCGCCCTGCTGCTGCTGGGGGCCTACCTCGCGGCTGCCTCCCATGCCCGCTACAGCGCGGAGGAGGAGACGTGAGCGCGAGGGAGTATCCGGGGCCGCTGTTCGTGGCCCCCAAGGGCCTCAAGGTGGAGCAGTTCAGCTTCAAGCCGAGCGCCTTCGCCCCCGTCGAGCTTCACCCCGAGGAGCAGGCCCGCGACCTCGCGCTGGCCTCCGTGGCAGAGAACAACGCCGCATGGATGGCCAAGGGGCTGTCCCTGCTGGGCAGGATGCGGGGCTGCTTCGCTCAAGCCAGCGGGGAGCAGGTTCGCATGTGGCTCCTGTCCCAAGGGCTGGGGCAACCCACCACATCGCACGCTTGGGGCTCGCTCATCAACCACGCCGTCAGGCGGGGCGTCCTCGTGGACTCGGGCAAGACCGTGAAGATGCAGCAGCCCGGCAGCCATTCGAGGCGCACCCCGCTCTGGCTGCTGGCCTGAGCCCATAAGACTATCGCCCGCCCCGAGTTATCCCCGGAGCGGGCGACGCTTGACTCCCGACAGTGCGGAAGCCACGATCTCGGTGTCGAGTCGAGATAGGCGCAGGTTCTAGGTTTTGAGCCGCGCAAGGTCAAGGCCCGACCGAGGCCGACCCCAGCCTTGTAAACAGCAGGGCTGTTGGATCACACCGGGAGCCTGAGCCGCTGCGGCACGCAAGGCAGCGGGGGTTACCCTCCTCTGGCTGGACTCAGACAGCCGCGCTCCCTGCGATGCTTGGGGAGGAGGGAGGGGTTCGCTAGTCCGGCCGCGTCTTAGCTGCCCGGCGCTCGCTGGTTGGCGTTGTGGGCCACCTCGTTGTTCATCTCGGCCCTGATCGCCCTGTAGAGCCACGCCGCCGCCCTGCCCACCTCATTGTGCTGCCCCTTGGCCAAGGCCGCGAGCCCCGGAGTGATGTCCTCCGCCAGCGCCCTGCTGAACACCACCACCACGTCATCAGGGGCCGCCATCGGCACTGTCCGCAGAGATGCCGGCAGCGGTGACTCGCCCGAGCCCCTGTGCATCCTCGGCATGGTGGCCATCGCTCGCTGCCTGCGGTAGCGCATACAGGTCCGACAGTCCTTCCGCCCATCCTTGCGGACGTAGGGAACAGACATGTCGTGGCCGCGCGCGCAGACGGGCACAGTCACTTGGGCTTCTCCAGCAGGGAGGCAAAGGTTTCGAGGTCCAGCACCACGAACCAGCGCGCGGGGTCGGTGTGCATCCGGCGCTTGATGACTACGGCCCCACGATGAGGCCCACCAAAGCGAAGCTCTGCCGCCTTGGCCTGCTCTCTGGCGCTGTCTACCCAGCCGCTCAGGTCCAGCCCCTTGCGGACCTTGCAGTCCAGCGTCCACCCTTGAAGGTTGGCGAGGTCGCCGCAGTCGGCCACGCCGGTCAGGCGACGGCGCTCCACCGGGAAGCCCTTGGATCGGAGGTAGGCGACAAGGGAGTTCTCGCCTTGGCGTCCCTTGGCTTTATTCGATGCGATGTTCATGTCTCGCGCAGGTACTCCAGATGCTTGTGAAAGAGGGCTTCGATGTTCTTCCCGCGGATGTCCTCGTCGTCGCCAGCGATCATCAGGCCAACCTGTATCCAGTCTCGCAGGAGAGACGAGCGGTTGACGCCCTTGGCTTCAGCGAAGGCATCCACCATGGCCATGACCGAGCGCGGGATATAGGCCGCAGCATAGATCGGCCCGCGGTGCGCCTCGCCCGCTTCGGTCCAGATGGCGTCATTGGCCCAGATGCGCGCGTACTCGGGGCACTCCATCTTGCGCTTCTGGGAAGTCATGCTCCGCAGCCTACCAGAATATTTCGCTGGCGGTCAAGAAAAGTATTTGACTAGCCGAAAAGCCTAGGCGAAGATCCGCGCCCATGAAGACCAAGAGCATCAAGGCCCGCAAGCCATCGGCCCTGAAGATGGCGCGCATCACGCGCGGCTTCACCCAGCGGCAGGTTGGCGACGCCATCGGCATCGACCCGGCCTACCTCTCGCTGCTGGAGGCTGGCAAGCGGGAGCCCTCGCACAAGACCATGAAGGCGCTCGCGCGCCTCTACTGCGACGACATCACCAACCTGTGGCCGACGCTGGCCCGGAAGGGAGGCTGAGATGTCCGGCATGTCCGACCTCAACACTGAACTCAAGCACGCTGGCGACAGAGCGGCCTACAAGGCCGCTCGCCGCCGGGAGGCGGAGGTGCTGCTGGAGATGGAGGCCGGTGGCTTCACCGGCCGTCGCCTCTGTGACTCGGCCATCACCTCCCTCGGCCTCACGGAGAAGGCGCTGAGGAAGGCCGCATCCCTCTTGGATGGCCGCCCCTCGCATCTGGTGGACGAGATCGCCTCCGAGCTTGCTGGCCTCCACGTCCGGCTCCAGCAGATCAACCACGACGACAAGGGGGAGTGATGGACACGCCTGCGATCCGCTACGCCGAGAAGTACGCCGACATCATCGTGGATGCGGTGGTGGTCAAGCTCATCGAGGCCGGAAAGATGGCCGATAGGGACTTCGACCTTCCCATCATGGACGCGCTCCGCGAGGTGGTGGCGTCCTACGTCGAGGAAGCCCACGAGGCCGGCGAAGGCTACGTCACACGCGCCTTCCTCAAGGCCCTGCCTGCTGATGCAAGGGCCGGGCTGGTGGAGGAAGTCCTGTGAGCGGCTGGTACGGGGAACGCGACTACAACCGGGACTGCTACGGTGGCTACCCCGACGAGGCCCATTGGGCCGAGGACAACCCGGAGGGCTATCGCTCCTACTGCCGGCTGGCAGGGGACACTTGGGCGCAGGAGAAGGGCGCTCCGAAGAGCGAGCCCGCCACGGCCATCGTGGAGCCCTCTGGCGGGCCTTTGTACGCCCCCGGCGCTCGGGTCATGTACGACGGCCAGATCGCCCTCACTGTCCTACAGCCCGCCAGATGGAACCCGAGAGGGTGGTGGGACTACGAATGCGACGGCGGCCTTGCCGCCCAAGGAAGACTAACCCCGGTCCCGTGCCATTCGGCCAGTGACCACACACAGGAGAAAGCACCATGAGTGATCTGGATTACGGAGGCGGCAGCGCGCCGCCCGCTCCCCAGCAACCCATCCCCGGCGAAGGGCTGCACGATGCAGTCTGCTTCGCGGTGGTGGATTGGGGCGAGATCGTGGACGAGTTCAACGGCATCCCGAAGGGTGTCGTGCGCGGGGTCCGCTTCTTCTTCGACCTCGACGAGAAGATGGCCGATGGGAAGCCCTACTCCATCAGCACCTACACGAAGAGCATCAAGTACGGGGAGAACTCCGGCTTCGCCAAGCTCATGAAGGGCTGGCTGGGCAAGGAGTGCCCGCCCAAGCTCGTGGGCTTCCCCCTTGGCTCGATGCGTGGCCGCATGGCATCGCTCAACATCGAGCATCGGGCCAAGGCGGACGGCACCTTCTCGGCCAAGATCGCGTCCATCATGAAGCCTCGCCCCGGAGCCGTGTTGATGCAGCCCATCAGCACCACGCTGCCGGATTGGGTGAAGACGCAGCGCGAGAAGGACAACGCTGCCGCTCGCGCCTTCCTCGCTGGGCAGGGCTACAACAAGCCCGTGGCCCAGCCGTCCGGCTCTGATGAGTCCGGGGAAGACGAGGACGGCATCAGCCGCGTCCCTTTTGACCTGAAGGGCGCGAAGAGCATCAACCTGAAGGATCTCTGAAACATCTGCGCGCTGGGCCGGGAAGGGCAACTCCCCCTTTCTCCCCATTTTCCTAGGCCCTCCGGCCCGGCGCGCTTTACCTGAGAGGGAGAGAGACATGGAACCTGTGAGGCTTGAGGTGCCGGCCCCGCTGTACGACGCGGCGCTGGCGTTCTGCAACGCACGCTTGGCCGAGGGAGGGAAGCCCGCGATTGATGCGCTCCCCGCAGGGCTTGGTTGCGAGCCGACGAGTTGCCCGTGCGCGAATGCCTGCGGCGTGCGCGTGTGGGGCAAGACGTGGGACTCGTCGCCGGAATGGGCCAACTACGTTGATCTGCAAACCAAAGGGCTCGTCAGGGATGGAGCCCCCGGTGACTTCGTTCGGTTCTTCGATGCTGGCGCAGGTGCCAACGTCCTCACCCTCCCCATCCGCAAGGAGCCCTGACCATGCCCCGCCTGATCGAGTGGCGCGACGAGGACCAGCGGCTCCAGACGGTCTGGGCTGCGGTCGTGGTGATGGGGTGCTTGGTGGCGCTGACGCTGATGTGGGGGCTGAGGTCGTGACTACGCAACTGTTCACCGGCACGGTCTCCGTGATCCACTGTGCAACTTGCAGCATGGCCTTCGGCATCACGGTCGAGTTCCAGCGGCACAGGCGCGAGGACCATGCGGAGTTCTTCTGCCCGATGAAGCACGCCAACGTCTATTACGGCGAGACGGAACTGGAAAAGACCAAGCGCGCTCTCGCCCACGCGCAACAGTGCAGCCAGTCCAACCGCGAATGGGCCGAGCGCGAGCAGCGCCGCAAGGAAGAGGCGCAGCGGAAGGCGTCGGCCTTCAAGGGGCAGGCCACGCGAGCCAAGAAGCGCGCCGCTCACGGCCTGTGCCCGTGCTGCAACCGCAGCTTCGCCGCAACGCGGATGGCTGCCCACGTTCGCACCAAGCATCCCGACTTCATCGGAGCAACTCAGTGACCACCCCATCCTCTCCCTCTCCCGCCGCCGGCTCTGGCGGATTGAGCGATGAAAGGCTGAGCAACATCGCCGCCTACGCATTCAGTAGCAGTCCGGACGAGATTCGCATGGCCCGCGAGCTTCTCGCCCGCCGCACCTCTCAGGCGCTGCTGGAGAAGGTGGCGGAGGCGGCGAGGGCCTGCGGCTTCTACCTCCGCATGGGCGGCGACCAAGATTGGCAAGAGAGAGCCGCGCGCCTCTCCGCTGCGCTTGCCGCCCTCGCCGCGCTGCCGAACGAGACGAAGAAGGCCGCAGGATCGGGTAGCGACAAGCCGGATCAGCCCACCGTGAAATGCGGCGAGGGTGACGACCCGACGAAGCCCTATAAGCGGACGCTCCCGGCCGCCGATCCTGCGGCCCCTTCCCCGCCGCGCGCCGAGGCGATGACGGCGGAGCCCGTGGACGCGACGACGCCTGAGCAGCGGGCCGAGAACATCCTCATCCACCTGCGTTATCGCCACGCCGCCCAACTCGCATCGGACGACAAGGCGTACATCGTGACTAACATCCGCGCCGCCGAGGCCGCTGCGGCGGAGCGGGCGAATCGCGAGCGGGACGAGGCGCTGTCTGCGCGCGACGTGATCTGGGGACAACTCATCACGTCCCGCAATCACGTCAGCGAGCAGAAGGCTCTCGTTGCCGCCGCGGAGTCCCGCGCCGCTCGCGCCGAGGCGGAGTGCGAACGGCTGCGGGCCGACAAGAACGATCTGGAGCGCGAGCGCGGCGAGATGAACACGGCACTGCGCGGGGAGATTGCCGAGGTCCAGCGGCTCACAGCGGAGCTTGCCACGTCGCAGCGCCTTCTCGGTTCGGCCACGCGACTGTACGAGGCGGCCGTGCCCCTTGGCGCCGTGGCCGCCCCGCCTCCGCGCCCGAGCGGGGCGGAGCGAGATCCGGTCTGCCACGACCTCAAGGTCTGGCCTGAGTTCTTCGAGGCCCTGTGCGACGGCAGCAAACGCTTCGAGGTCCGCAAGGCCGACCGCGACTTCCGCGTGGGCGACAGGCTCATGCTGCGCGAGTGGTCGGAGGCGAGCGGCTACCACGGGCGCTCGTACCACACGCAGATCGGCTACATCATGAGTGGTGGCCGCTTCGGCGTGGCGCCCGGCTACGTCGTGCTGGGCCTCTCGTCCGCCCCTCCTGCCGCGGACGGGGGCGAGGCGGGCAAGGCGCGGGAGGCGCTGTGCCTCGCGCTGGACCGCCTGTGGATGGCCGGCGGCTCCGACCACTGGAAGCAGACGCACACCGTCGTGGACGCCCTCGACGCCTATCTGGCCGCACGCGGCGGCGGAGGTGCGGCGTGAGCGCCTGCGAGAAGTGCTGGAGCCGGGCGTACATGGACGCGATGGGCGAGCCGTCGCGCTCTCAGGCGGACCACTACGCCGAGCGCGTCAAGGCGCACACCTGCACGCCAGAGGAGCAGGCCGGCGAGTTCGCTTCGGAGTGCCCGAAGTGCAAGCGCAAGACGCTGCACCAATACACGGAGGAGTGCATGGCTGGATGCGCGGTGCCGCCGTCAACGAGCAGGGCCGCACACGAAGGCTCTCGCTCGCTTGCCCGGGGCGGCGGGGCCGAGGCGCAGCCGTGAGCGACTACACCGATGCTGTTCTGGACGGCGAGCATTGTGAGTCCTGCGGCGAGTGGCTTGGCGCAGGCTGCGGCTACGCTCGGCGTTGCGTTGCGTGCGGAGGGGCCGCCGAAGTCGCTGAGATGGAGCGCGAGGTCCACGCGACCAAGGAGCCGTGGCAGCATCCGAACGGACGCTGGAAGACCACCTGCTCCTGCGGCAAGACCATCATGTCCGCCACCGCCGAGAAGGTGCGCGAGTACGCGTTGTCGCACGTCACGGCCTACAACAAGGAGGCCCCATGACGCCCCCGCCCGCCCGCCGCACGCGCAAGGCGAGGAAGCCGAGGACGGAGCGCGTCGTCGAGTGGCACAAGAACTGCCGGTGCATGAACGCGACGGCCTCGGGTCCGCGCTTCATCTGTCGTTCGTTCACGCGAGGCGACGCCTTCATCGCGCAGATGACGCTTGTGGATCTTGCCTGCGATACCTGTGACACCCCGTGGAAGGCCCCCGCCGTCGCGCGGCGGGCGAAGGAGAGGAAAATCAAGTGAACGTGTCGTCGTGGATCTTTGTCTGCCCCAAGTGCAAGCAGCACACGCGCGTCGTGCTGGTGATGCCGCGCCTGTCACCGACGGCCGAATGCGTCGCCTGCAACGTCCAGATGGTGAATGTTGGCGCGCATACATCCGATGTCGCCGTGCCGCAGGATGCAACGCCGTGGACCGAGCATCACAACCTGCCGTCGCTGGACGTGCCGGAGCCCGTCAATGGCCCCTGACCTCTCGCAGACCTGCGCCGCCGTCGAGCGGCTGGCGGCGAAGGCGACGCCGGGGCCGTGGGCGACCACGCGCGCCCAGCGGATTCCGGATGCACACGGCGCGGTCGCCTTCCCGCCCGACGTAATGATCTGCGCGGTTGCTCGCGGACAGGGCGTCTACGCGACGCCACCGGGCGGCTCATTCCCGGCGGCCGATCAGGACTTCATCGCCTACATGCGTGACGCCGCGCCAGCCCTCGTAGCCGCGCTGCGCGAGGCGGAGAGGCGCGAGGCGGGGTTGCGGGCCTTGGCCGACAAGTGGCACCGCCGCGGCACGGACTTCACGGAGGCGCTGGAGGGGCCGTACTCCGACGAGGTGCGGTACGCCTACCAGAACTGCGAGGCGGATCTGCGGCGCATTCTGCCCGCCGCGGGCGGATCGGCGGGCGCATGAGCGGCACGTCGGCAATCACCACGACGCTTGAACTCGTCTGCGCAGCCGGCCTGTACGGCTGCTACTGGAGAAAGCCATGACCCCCGCCCCGACATCCGCGGAGGCGCTGGCGGACAAGATCGCTGACCTTGCGTGGGACTGGCCGACGAGCCCCACGGCGGTCCTGAGAGATCGCGACGGCTTCGTCGCCGCCGTCGCCCGCCTGCTCGCAGCGCGCGAGGGCGGTGGGTACTGGACTGTCGTGACGGATGATCCGGCGACGTGGCCGAAGGCGGGCCACCCGTTCACTTGCGACATCCTCGTCGAGTACGGCGGCGAGGTCGCGCGACTTCGCGGTGGCAACAAGCGGTTCGACTGCGCCGCACAGGTGCGGATGATGTGCGAGTCGTCTGCCGAGATTCGCGCCGGAATCCTCCGCTGGCGCCATTGGCCCGCCTCGCCGGGCGGCGGGGAGGGGTGGTGATGTGTTACGGCCAAGTCCTGTCCACCAAGTTGCAGACCGCCCGCAAGGAGAAGTTCTGCGAGGTGTGCGGCAAGCGCATCAAGCGCGGCGCGCAGCAATACAAGCAGGTCTACCGCGACGACGGCCTCATGGAGTACGTCGCGCACCCGAAGTGCGTCGCCATCGAGACAGTGATGGACGAGCAGGACGGCGACGGATGCTCTGTCCCGATTGACCACGATGATCGCCGCGCGATGGCAGCCGAAGAAGGCTGGCGCGCCCTGCTGGCCCGAGCACGCGCAAACCTGCGGGCCATGCGCCAGCGCCTCTCGCGCAAGGAGCAACCCAAGTGACCGCCACCCCCGCCCCGCCCGAGCCGTGCGCGTGGATGCTTGCTGCTGCGAAGGAGATCGCTGGCCGCTGGCTGATGACCGGAGGCGATCCGGTGGACTGGCCCGCGCTCTACGAGAACATGGGCGAGGTGATCGCCCGCCACGCGCCGGCGGCGGGGGCGAAGGAGGCGCTGACGCTCTGTCGCGTGGTGCTGCGCTATATCGCCGCCCGCGAGTTCTTGCAGGACTGCGGGCCGCATGAGCTTGTGCCGCCAGTCGCCGAAATGCCGAAAGGGGTGGACGCGCAGGAATGGGAGCAGGCCGCTTGGGCCGCGCTCTGCATCGCGGTCAAAGCCGGCGCTAGCGATCCGGACGCGCTGCGCTGGCAGCTTCGACACCGCAACGAATCAACCCGCGGCTAGAGCCGCATTTACCAAGGAGTGACCGTGCCCACGACGACGCAGAAGTTCTTTGCCTACGAACACCTGCCGCCGCACTTGCAGGAGGTGAGCAAGCCGTGCGCTGATCTGGCGCAGGCGATGGAGTCCATGCTGACGGACGGCCCCGAGAAGTCCGCAGGAATGCGGAAGCTGCTGGAGGCGAAGGACTGTTTCGTTCGCGCTCAACTCCAGAAGGGCGGCTGACGATGAAGCAGAAGCCTGAGAAGTGCCGCGCCCTACTGACACTGGACAAGCCCGGCAACTGGAGCCAGCGCGAGAACGCGGAAGTTGCGGACTGGCTCATTGAGCAGGCCCGGCAGGTTCGCGAAAGCCGACAGGATCTCACGACAACGGGTCTGTATCGAGCGCGGCTATATTACGCGAAGGCGGCGCGACGATGAGCGGCGACGCTGTTGTTGACGGCCCATACGTCTACCAGCCCTTCGGGAGCGTCACGCATCTGGAGCACAACAAGGCCGGGCGGCTGTGGGCCGTGTCCGGCCTGCATCATCTGGCCCGCATCGAAGGGCTCACCAAGGCAGAGGCCGAGGGCATCGTGCAACTTCTCCGCACGCCCACGCCCTCCGCTCCGGCGATCAGGGCGCTGCTGTCTGATGCCTTCGAGTCTCTCGACATCCTCGCGCAGATCGCTCGCAGCGGGGCGATGAGCGACGAGGCTGGCGCCAACGTCGAAGCCGAACTGGCGGTCATCAGCAAGGCGTGCCGCGCCGCCGCGAGCCAGAAGGGAGAGGGAGCATGAGCAGGGCTTGCATCGACTGCCGCCACCTCTCGACGAGTGGCGTGTTCCCATATGAGCGATGCGACCGCCCCGTCCTCGTCAAAGGTCATCGAATCTGCGCTGATCGTGTGCGCGACGTTCCATCGCACTGGTCGCCGGACAGGCTGGTCGTCATCGGCCTCAACGCTAAGGACGAGCGCGACGCGCACTGGTGGAATCGTGGCATGTGCGGCAAGGCTGGCCGCTACTTCCAGCCAAAGGACAAGCCATGACCTACCCGCCGCCCGACCCGAACGAGCCGGCTAGCTGGCCCGAGGCCACAGTCGCTCGCTTCTGGTCGTGGGTCGATAAGCGCGGCGCCACCGAATGCTGGCCGTGGCGCGGCGTCACCTCCCGCGGCTACGGGCGCTTCCACGTCCGCCACCAAGGCACGCGCCATCAGGGCGTGGCGCACCGCTTCGCGTACAGGCTCATTCGCGGCCCGATCTCGGACAGCCTGCAACTCGATCACCTCTGCCGGAATCGGGCGTGCTGCAATCCGGATCACCTAGAGCCAGTCACCGGACGAGTGAACACGTTGCGAGGCGAGAGCTTCGCCGCAGAGAACGCCGCGAAGGAGAGATGCCCGCGGGGACACGAGTACGCTCCACGTCGCACCAAGTACGGCTGGCGATGGTGCCGCGAATGCCGCCGTGTCGCCGCCGCCAAGGACGGAGCCAGAAAGGTCGTGCGCGCAAACGAGAGAGCCCGCTATCACCGCATGGCGCGCGCTGCCATGCTCTATTTCGAGTAAGCCCACATGACAGTGATTGATCCCAACGACCCGGGCACTTGGTCCTCGGAGCCGCCGAAGGAGGATGGGTGGTACTGGGTACTCAACGGCGCTGGGCCACCGAAGATCGTTCGGCTCATCACGATGGGCGGGCAGATGCGGGCGTACTCGCATGGCGAGCCGCACAGCGCGCGGGTGTCTGGCGAGCTACGCGGCAACTGCCGCTTCCACGGCGCACGCTTCTACCCCGTTCGCCTCACGCCCGCCGCTCTGGCCCGCGGGGAGGCGCTGGAGAAGGCCGAGGCGCTGATCCGCGAGAAGGACATCACCATCTGCTACCGCGAGCCCGACTTCATTGTCTCCTTGGACGACTTCGGCCCCGACGGAGAGTGGGGACCAGAACTCGGTTCCGGCCCTACGCTCGCCGCAGCCCTCAATGCGGCAACCCAAGATCAACAGGCCCGAGAGGGCCGGAAAGGAAGCGAGTGAAGATTCACGATCCGCCGATGACGTTTGCGCCCAACATGGAGCCCGAGTGGGCTGCCGGGCTGGAGAAGAACAGCGATCCCTACGGAGGCGCGGTCTACCGCTACGCCTCGGAGTGGGCCACGCGCATGGAAGCGGCTATCGCCAGCGGCGCAACCGTTGTCGAGTGCGCGAAGGACGCAAGCCACGAAGCCGACGACGAGGGCATCACGGGCTTCATGTACGGCTGCGCCGTCAGCATGCTTTCTCGCTGGTGGGTCCACGGAGAAGCCCTGCGTCGGTGGCACAATCTGGATTGCCAGCTTGGCACCGAAGGCGAGAAGGCCAACGAGTCCGGCGGCGTCCTGAATCCAGCCCTGCTCAACATCACGCCCAAGTGACCCGCCCCACCGCACCTCAAGAGGGAAGCAGATGACCCTGCCCGCGCCCGTCCTCTCCGTCCTGCAAGGCATCTGCTCCAAAGCTTTGCCCAACGGCCCGAATACTGCGGCCCAAGGGAGCGAGCGCATGGTGCCCGGTGACTGGCCGTGGGAGGCGGCCTTCGACAACGGCTACTTCCTCAACTTCGACGCCTTCTTCGACCAGTGGGAGTGGGAGGAAGAGAACTGGCGGCATCTCAGCACGGGAGGGCCAGCAGCGAAGGTGGCCTACGACTTCGCTACCTCGGCGCAGATCGTCAACGCGCAGGGCAAGTCGCCGCCCATCACCGTTGCTGACGACATGCATTTCAGTCTCACGCAGCACTTGGGAATCTCCAAGTTGCGCGGCTCGCCACTCTCCATCGCGCACGTCTCGGCCCTCATGGACTGGAGCGTGAAGTGGGCGAAGGAGAAGTGCCCGACCGTGGAGTCCCTGCGCGCCCTCGGCTGGATGCTGGAGGGGGCCGCCCGCGTGGCTGCGGCCAACAAGAAGGCCGGCGTGAAGGACGACCGGCCGCTGTTCGTCGCCAAGGCCATCGTGAAGCGCCTCAAGGCCACCAGCGGCGAGCAGAACGGCTGCCCCTACCTCGGGCTCAACGGGCCGTCAGCGGGGCAGGCGGACCACGGGTACTGCCGCGTGAGCGTGTGGATGCAGAGCCGGATTACCTACGCGCTTGCGCTCTGGCTGGATCAGGCCCCGTGGTGGACGGACATCCCGTTCACTTGGTGGAGCAGCGTGAAGGGGCTCTACATGCAGGGGCTCAAGGCCCAGCGGTGGGCGATGGAGCAGAGCGAGAAGGTCGTGGCCCCGCTGGGAGGGTGTTGCGACGACTACGACCCGCATCAGCCCGACGAGATCGCGCCACTCTCCGCCGGCCTCACGTTCACGGTGCAGTCCAACCCGACGCTCACGATGACGGCAGCGCCGTGCCTGTTCGTCCACCAGAAGGACGGCAAGCCGCTCTGGGATGGAACCATGAGCCTGTTTGCGATGCCGGCAATGCTCACGGCCAAGCGGCACGCGCCTGTGATGTGGGAGGAGTTCTACAAGCCGCGGGCGCGGGCGTGGTGGGAGCGGTCGGAGCGGATGAAGTGGAAGCCCTCGATGGGCGTTCACGAGGCCAGCGTGGCACTCCAGATCGGACCCGTGTTCGGCTACAAGACCTAGCCGCCCACCGCCTGACGGCGGGGGCAGGGAGGAGAGAGCGGTTGGAATCTTCGGGGGATGGTGTAGGTGGTGCAGCACGGCGCGGGACGCCGCGTGGCGCAGGTTCGAGTCCTGCTCTCCCGACCCACCTTTCTTCGCGCGAGTTGCGGAGCCGCATCAGCAAGATCGACTACAGGCTCGGCAACGTGCTTGGTGGTGAGCCCGGTTTCCGCCGCTACTGGCCGCAGGACTTCAAGAAGTTCGATGAGAAGCGGCGCCTCTACCGCTGCGCCATCAAGGCCAAGAAGCGACGGCCCCCACCCTCCGGGCAGGGCTAGGCGGGCATGAGAGACGGCATTCACCGCTGCGGATGGTGTCGCACGCCGATCCCCGTGGACGAGGGCGCGGAGCTTGTAGCAGACCTCTGCTCCGATGCCTGCGTCGCAGCGCAACACGCGGATCTACACGCACGCCTCACGATGACGCGCGAGGAGGTGGCCGGCGTGATCGCTAGGCGCTCTTCCTCGCCTCTCGCTTCTCCGCCTTCTTCTGCTCCCTCCGGGCCTGCTTCTCACGGACCACGGGAGGGCTGTTGAAGTAGGGCACCACCGCAGCGGCAGCGGCTGGGAGGCGCTGTTCGCCGGGGGTAGAGGGAGAGACTGCCGCAGCGGCGTTGTCTCTCACCTTCGGGAACAGGAGCAACAGCAGCGGCGCGAGCGCCTTTACAGGCCCCGGCAGAAAAGGGAGCCACGGTGATTCCGCGGCGCCAGCGATGAAGCCGGACGACACCCCTACCGCGTAGGCAGGACCGCCGTCGGCCTCGGAGCGCGGGATGGCTACGCACCCCGTCGGCATCGCATTGATGGCCAGCAGCGCGCCCGCGATGCACGCGGCGACGATGATCCATGCGCCCCACTTCTGCCAGCCATCCAAGGGCGGCAGCGGGGGCGGAGAGGGCGAGGTGGTGTCGATCATGGCGCAGCTCCAGCAGGCAGCGGAAGAACGGTAGCGACGACGAACCTTCTCCCGCCCCACGCCCACGGCACGAGGCCGATCTGGACAGGGATCTCGCTGCCGTCCCTTCTCAGGCCCACGAGCTTCATCCCGATGGTGCCCATGGGGCGGTCGGCCGGGTTGTTGGCGAAGCCGGCGAAGTGACCCCTGTGCTGCGCCCTCAGCCTCTCGGGCACGAGGTCATGGACGCTCCTGCCCACAAGCTCGCCGGGGACGTAGCCGAAGGCCCGCGATGTCAGCGGGGAGGTCATCACGATGGTCCCCGTGTCCAGCTCCACCACGAGGTAGGGGACGCAGGCCACCACAACGGCCTCCACGTCCTCTCTGTCGAGGCCGAGGAGCCCTTGGGCGGCACGGGCCGCGGCCACGGGATCTAGGGCTTGTTGCGGGTCACTAGCCATACGGTGATTGCTCCGATGATTCCGATGGTCTCCACGCCCACGGCCGCGAGCAGGCCGAACAGGACGCGCTCCAGCCGGTCCACGCGCATGTCGAGCGCGGACTTCTCCAGCGCCACGATGCGCCCCTCCTGCTTCTCCGCGGCCTTGGCCAGTGACTCCACGGACTGAGCCAAGAGGCCAACGGACTCACGGAGATTGGCGTCGGGGCGTGACACTTAATCCTCAGGGAACAGCAGCAGTGTCGCGTCGAGAAGCGCCTGAGCGTCCGCTTGGCAGTCCTCAAGGCACGTCGGGTTGCCGCTGCAATTGCACTCGCGTTCGCCGCCTACGCGACGGCCGCCGCTGAGGTAGGAGAACTTCGGCTTCTCGGGATCGGTCAAGTCTAGGCTGGCCATGGCTCACCTCCGGGGGAACTGTCTTTCCTGTTCGGTCACGGCATCGTGCAGACGAACGACAAGCTCGTGCTGCGACTCGCCGGGCTTGCTCGTCACCTCGACGTGTTGAGGGCGCCCTTCGCTGTCCGTGTAGTCCAGCCACAGCCGGGAGACGGCGGCGGGCTTGGTTTGCACGGCGACGTAGACGCGATCCAGCCCCGACGCGGCATACCAGATGCCGGCGACGGAGACGATCACGGCCAGCGCGCAGAGGGCGGCTAGAGTCTTGCGGTTACTTCCGTTGTCCATTTTCTCGGAACGGCCCTCCCAGAGCCGGCACGGCCAGAGTTGGATTGAGACGGGCAAGATCCGCGATCCACAGCCGCAAGTCCGTGGCGTCGGTGAACTTGTCCACACTTCGTTGGAGGTCTGAGACGGCGGAGGCGAGTTCCTTGGTGGACGCCTCGCGCTTGCTGTCGTTGCTGACGAGGAGGTCCAGCTTCTCGACGACGCGCGTGGCGTAGACCGCGCCGTAGAGCGCGGCGCCGAGGATGCCGACCATCAGCGAGACGCTGACCCACGAGCCGTTGCCGAGCTTGGTCTGTCCTTCGCCGGTCATGTCATTGCTCCTTGGTCTTCAGCCCACCGGAGGCGTCCAGCGCAGCGGGGAGGCGGGCCTTGATGAGCGCGATGTCGGCCTTGATGGTGGCGATGTCGTTCTTGATCGCGGTCAGGTCCGCATTGTCCGTGTGAAGCAGGGCCAGCGCCGTCTCCAGCCTTCGCAGGAAGGGCTTCAACTCGGCAGCGGCTTGAAGGATGTCGGTCACAGCCGCCCCGCCATGAGGTTCGTGGGGTCACCCAAGGACGGCACGGAGAGGAGATCGGACAGGTTCCCCGGCTCCCCCATCGGCCCTCCCAGCAGGCCTCCTCCCCTGTGGATGGAAGGCACGGATGTCTGGAAGCCCGTGGTACGCAGCAGACCGCTCTGTAGCTGCCGTGGATCGTACTGCCCGGTGCCTACGGCAGCCCCCACCCTGCTGATGCCTTGGAGGCCAATGGGGGCCACGGCGTCGATGGCGAAGCTCATGTCCTTGTAGGCGATGTCGAGCGGGCCATCGTCGGCCGTGATGAGCGGGCCACCCCAGTCGTTGGTGTTGGTCAGCACCCGCAGAACGGCGTGCGGAATCGGGGCAGCCTTGGAGAAGAGGCGCGAGGCCACGGGAGCCGGGTACCGCTCGGGGTGGTAGACACCCGCGAACTCGAAGGCCTCGACCCACGGCTTGCCGAGAGCGACGTAGCTCCCATCCCCCAGCCCGATCTGGGTCTTCCGGCCCTCGTCGTTCTCCCAGAGGAAGTGCCCCGTGAAGGCGAGGTTGAGGGCGTTGGCGAACGTGTACCCGCCGCGGAGGGCGGAGGCAGACATGCGGGCGGCCTCCTTCCGCATCACGTCTCCCGGCACCATCATTCGCTTCTGGATGCCGTCAGCCCACTTGCCGAGGGCAAGGAAGGCAGCGGCCCCGAGGGAGGCGGCGCGGGCGGGATGGAAGTCCTCCGGGTCTCCGCCGGACTGCACGAAGTCGATGGCGGCCCCGATGCCTGCGCCCAAAGCGGCCCGCTTCATCGGCCCCATGTTCATCAGGTAGGTGGCCGTCATGGCCGTGCGGCTGGCGGTCCAGTCGGGGGACAGGAGGAAGTCCCTCGCCTGCCGCTGATACTCGGGGTGGTTCAGCAGGTTGGCCCAGTTCTGGCCACCGAAGGTGTTGTTGGCGGACTGCACAAGCTCGCGCGCCAGCGCGTCCTCCATACCCTGCCTGCGCCGCTCGATGAACTTGGAGGCCGAGGTGTCGCCGGGAAGCAGGCGCCCTTCCTGCTTGGCCAAGTCGTACTCGGCCTTGAGGGCTTCGATCTGGTAGCCGGGCTTCTTCTCCAGCTTGGGGAGTTCCCTGCGCCACATGACATCGAAGTAGAAGTGCTTGCTGCCGTTGTGCGAGACCTCCCACAAGGTCTGCTCCCACGCCTCGGCCATGTGCCGCACCTTGTCGATGGGGTGCAGCATGGGCTTGACCGCACCCTGCGCTACGTCGGAGGCCAGCCTGTCCGAGATGGCCTTGAGGGCGGCGGCGGCAACACCGATGGCCCTGTCGTCGGGCTTCCCGATCCAGCCTCCACGCCCCATGCGGTAGAGCGTGTCCACGTTGCCGGGATTGAGGGCCACGCGGGAGGCGTTCCCGGCCCGCTCCAGAGCAGCCGTGATCGCGGCCCCGTAGATGGCCCCGGCGAGGGACAGGCCGGCGACTCCGCGAGCGTCGCGGTCCGAGGCGATGCCCACTCCCGCGCCTACTCCGGCTCCGATGGCTGCGCGCTTCATCCCCTTGGCCGTGGCCAGCACTTTGAGGGCGGAGGTCGGGTCGGTCATCAACTGCGAGATGGAAAGCGTGTTGAGGTGGTAGATGTCGAGTGAGAGCAGCACGGACTTGAAGCGGTAGTTCCAGTCCCGGTACTTCCGCAGCCAGCCCGGCACGCCCTCGCCCTTGGCGTAGAGGTGCAGCGCCTGCTGGAGATGGGCGTAGTCGGGGGTGAAGACCCAGAGTTCCTTGGAGACCTGAGTGCGGGCCTTCTTGGCGGCATCCACCAGCGCGCCCTTCTGGGCGGCCATGCTGCCGCGCACCTCGGCGCGGCCAAGGATGTCGGCCGACTTGCCCTGCGCCTTGCGGGCAGCATCAGCGATGTCGCCCCACTTCTTGGAGACGAGGGCGAGGCTGTCCTTGGCCTTCTTGGTGGCGGCAATGGCTTCCGCCTCGGCCTTGGCCAGCGGCTTGCCTGAGCGGGCGATGCGGGCCTCGTGGACTTCGATCTTCTTCTCGGCCGAGGCCATCATGGCTTCCGCGCGCTTCCGCATCACGTCGGCCTTGGTCTCGATGCGCCGCGCGCTGCCCATGGCCTTGCGAACGTAGTCGCGGAGAGGCGCGACGTTCTCGCCGGCCCGCTCGCCAGCAGCGGTGCCGCGTTCGGCAGCGCGCTCCGCGCCTTCCTTGAGGACGTGGCTGCGCTGGGCATCCTTGAGCAGCCCGTCGATGCGCTCAAGCTGCGGATTCAGGTCATCCAGCACGCCCTTGAGCGCCTTGGTGGTGTCGCGGCCAATGCCGCCGATGGCCCGCTCTGCGTCCCTGATGGAACGCAGGCCGCCTTGCATGGCCTTGCGGGTGGCCACCGCCCCCTGCCTCTCGGCAGCAGCGAGTTCGCGGGAGGCTTCATCAATGGCCTTGCTGCCGCGCTTGATGGCCACCATCTCCTCGGCAGCGGCCTTGGAGCGAGCAGCGGCCGTGGCCTCGGCAGTCATCTCGGAGCGCATTACCTCGCGCTCGATGCCGCGCCCACGCTCGGTGGCGGCGATCTCGCTGGCTTCTGCGCCGCCCAGCAGTTTCTCGGTATCCCTGCTCGCCGGCACCGTGCGGTAGCGCGGATCAATGCGGGTGAAGTGCCCGCGCAGTTCCTTGGGGATGTCGTCTTCGCTGTTGACCGCCATCACCCGGCTGGCCTTGCGGAAGGCTTCCTGCGGGATCTTCGCGGCCTCCTTGCTCCCGATCCTCTCGGCCACGTCCGCGAAGGTCAGCGCCCCACCCAAGTTCGGGAGGTCATGCAGGACGCGGTTGAGGAGCAGCGCGCTGCTCGCCGCCTCCATGTAGTGACCCAGCAGTTCCGGCCCGTCCTTCTTGTAGACCCCGTAGCCGGCAGCCTCCATCCGCTGGGCCACGCTCTCAGTCCATGCCCGCGCCTCGGCCATGGACAGCTTGCCCTGCCCGGCCTTGTCCAACTGCTCCTTCACCGTCTTGCTGCCGAGGTTGGCCAGCAGGATGTCCCCGTCGTCGGAGGCGAACAGGCGCTCCATCGCAGCGGCCGAGTCGGCCGTGCTGCCCCCGAACTCCGCGAAGAACTTCTCGTTGGGGCGGAAGACGCGCGGGAAGTAGTCGTGCAGGAGGCCCTGCACCACGCCCTCGTGCAGCAGGTTCTTGCCGGTCGCATCCAGCGTGATCTGGGTCTGCTTGATGACGTGCGAGAGGCCGGCATCCAACCCCTCCGTGCGGAGGCGGGCTTCGAGGGCAGCCGTGGCCTCCCTGCCCGGGGCGCGCTGAAGCACGGAGGCAAGGAAGGGCGACTCCTTGGCCACCTCCTCCGGCGTGCCCCTCAGCACCAGCCGGCCACCCACCTCCTCCCAGAGTTGCGGGTGGGCCACGGCAGGGCCAAAGAGTTCGGCCACGGCCTCGCGCATGAGCGGGCCTTGGTAGCCCTGCTCGATGATGTCGCGGACGTTGACCACCGTCTGCCGGGCGATGAGGGTCGCGAAGGACTGCCGGGCAGGGATGCCGAAGCCCGGCTCCCCCATGTCCCGGCGCAGGGCGCGGACACCCATGTCCTCGTGCAGCCTACGCAGCATGGAGCCCATCTGGGCCGCGTAGTCCTTGTTGATGGCCTGCCCAGCGATGGCCTGCTCCAAGCCCGGCCGCAGGCCCTCCAAGGCCGCCACGGAGGCTTCGATGGTCTCATTGGCCCTGCGGACCGCAGCCTGATCGTAGGCCCGCTGGAGCCCCGTAAAGCGGTCCAGCACGCGCTCCTTCCAAGCCTCGAACTCGGGGGTCCCCTCCACCTCGGTGTTGGGGGAGAGCCGGCGGCGCTCACGGAAGCGGGCGGCAAGGTCTTCGGTCTTGATCCCGGCCGCCTCGAAGTCCCTGAAAAGCTGGTCCTGCGGCACCCCCGTCAGCACCCGGTTGATCGAGAGCCCCACCGTGGCGTTGTAGGCCGAGAGGCCCGGAGACTTGGCCGCCTTCTCCAGCCCGCCAGCGATGTTGGTGGACCCCGGCATCCAGTACGTCTGGCCCTTCACCTCGAAGCCCATCATCTGGAGCGGGATGTTCCAAGGCTTGGCGATGTCGGGCTTGGCGATCTTGAGGAAGGGATTCACCTGCCCGCGCGAGATGCGCTGGCCGATGGTCTCCCCGAGGTAGGCCGAGTCTGACAGGACACCCTTGGTCCCGATCTCGTCAGCGTGCTTCAGCACGTCTCCGATGGCCTTCCCGGACTCGCGCAACTTGGTCAGTAGCGCCGTGTCCTCGGCGGACAACTTCCCCGTGTCGAGGGCTGTCTTCAGGATGTCGATGGCGGCCTTGCTGTTCCCGGCCTTGGCCGCAGCCGCCCACTCGGGAGATGCGCCGGCAACCTTGGCCGCGCCCTCCAGCGCGTCGGCCACATGGGTCACGAACTCCGCGCCCGTCATGGCCCCCTTGGTGTCGCGGATGGCGGAGGCCAGCTTGGCCACCTTGCCGCTCCGGGTAAGCCCGGAGATCAGCCCGCCCGTGGCCTTCTCGATGAGGCCACCCGTGCCAAGAGTCGCCAGATTGATCGGATCAGGTCCAAGGATGTCGATCCCCAGCGCGAGCGCATCGGATTGGATGATTCCCTTGCCCTTGAGATAGGTGCCCAACTGCATGAAAGGGCCGTAGAACAGTTCGGGCTGCTTGGTGTACGTCCCGGCCGCGAGCAGCTTGGTCTGGTAGCCGTCGCCCGAGAGCAGCGGGTTGTCGAGGTCGATGACCCCGAGAGAGCCGTCCTGCGAAGGCAGCAGGCGCTCTGCGCCCAGAGCCCCGACCTTGAGGGCGCGGCCCGCCAGCCTCCCGGCGAGGTCGTCGGTCAGTGTCTTCCCAACGATCTCCCCAAGGTTCTCGACACTACTCACCGCTCACCTTGGCAGCGGCGGCCTTGTAGCTGTCGAGGTCGATGGCGTTGGCGTCCACGCCCAGCTTGGTCAGCACGTCCGAGATGTCCATGCCGCCGTCCTGAGCCAAGAGCAGCGCAAGGTGCGCGGCGTGCAGGACGGCGGGCTCATCACCCACCATCACGCGCGTCTGGTCGCCCTCCTTGGTCTTGATGCGCCCCTTCTGGGCCGTGTTCAGCACGCGCCCGATCTGCTCCCCGGCAGCCTCAAGGAAGCCACGGGCAGCGAGGGGCTTGAGCATCGGGGAGGCGAGAGCGCGACCCTCGTTCAGATAGGCCCGCTCCAACCCTTGGAGGGTGTTCGCATCAGGGCCGGTCCAGAACTCCCACTTGGCAGGCAGGAGGTCCGTGTCCATGGCCTCACCCTGCTTCTCGATGGCCGCCTTCGCCTGACCGGGGAAGTCCGCTTCGGCAAGGAGAGCCGGCGTCTTGCTCGTGCCCACGTTGAGGGCCTTGAGGTCTTCGAGCTTCTGCCGCAGCCGGGAGGTGGAAGCCACGTCTTCCTGCGCCGCGTCCGACTTCTCCTTGGTCTGCTTGGCCGCGATCTCGTCCGGGGTCTTCAGCATCCCGGCGCGCATGAGGTCACCGGGAGTGAGGTCGCTGCCGATGGCCTTGGCGTAGGCGATCCACCGCTTGGGATCTGACTCCAGCGTGTCCTCGTCCATCTCGATCTTGGCCTTCACCTCATCGGGGAGGTCCGCGATGGTGGCCTGCACGTCCATCACCTTGTCCACCAGCAGGGACTTGTGCGCCGCAAACGTCCGCTGCTGGAACTGGAGCTTCTGGAGGGTGTCTTCCTCCTGCGAAGGGATCGAGCCCCGAGGAAGCGAGAGCGCATCTTCGATGGCCGACTGAGACACCGCCCGCAGCAGGGGGTCCATGCCTCCCAGAAGGCCCATGATGGCGTCATAGGGGCCAAGGGTCTTCGCCCGCTGGGCGGTGATCGCCGTACCGGCAGCGCCCAGCATCCGGCTGGGAAGCATCCCGTCATCGGGGGCAGGCGTGCCCTGCCGACGCTGCGGCCTCGCGGCAGGAGCGAAGCCAGAGAGAAGGGTGTCGAGTTCGTTCACTACTTACCGTACTTGTAGACTTCGGCCATCATTTCGCGGTGCAGGCGCTCGGCCTCCGAGTGCGGCGCGGGGTCAAAGACCCACGCAGCAAGCGGCAGAGAGCCGGCTGCGACTCCGGCGCCGCCCAAGAAGCCGCCGAGACGCCCAAGCGTGAGGCCGAGCGCGGCGTCGCTGGCCGCAGCCGCCTCCGGAATCGCGAACTGCCCGGCCTCGGCAAGCATCTGGCTGGCAAGGGACGGCGCACCCGGAGCGGAGAAAAGCGCGCCGAGCCCCGAGGCGATGCCACCAGCGCCGGCCAGCCCGAGGCCAACGCTGCCGCCAAGGGCGACGTTCGATGCAAGCGACTGCTGTGGATTCCTTGCTGCCGCCTGAGCGGCCAGCGTCCTCCGCGCCATCTCCCTGAACGCATCGACTTCCGAGTTGGGCGTGATGGGAGAGCCAAGGATCTTGGCAACGGTCTGCGCGTGAGCGCGCTTGCTGAGGAGTGCAGTCAACGGATCTCGGTCCGGCAGGGGCAGGCCGAGAAGGGCGGCGGGGCCGCTCTCGTCGAACATCGGCCCCTGCGGCTGGGCCATGGCCACCGCAGCCTTGGCCGCATCGGGCGCCGGCTCTCCGTTCAGATGGGCCTTGATGGCCGAGCCGAGGTAGTCGAAGAGGGGCTTCCCGAACTGCTCGTACTGGTTCTTGGCCTCGGCCGTGGCCTGCTCGATGCGCGCGGCCTGAGCATCAGCCTCCTTGGCCGCCGACTCGTTCCGCTTGATGTCGGCCTGAAGGCTGGCAATGGAGTAGGGCTGAAGTTGCCGGCGGAGATCCAGTTCGCCCTGCATGATCTGAGTGCGAAGCGCATCCACGCCCGCCGCATCAGCCTCCTGCTTCCGGGCAAGCTGGAGCTTGGCGTAGCTGAAGGGGTCGTTGGGGTTGGCTGCCCCACCGAAGGCCCCAGCAAGGATGTCGGTGAAATCAGCCATACGGGTTGCCCCCGAAGAACGGGCTGCCGTAGCCGCCAGTCGCACCGCCAGCAGCGGCACCAGCGCCTCCGGCCCCACCGAAGCCACCACCGAAGGCCCCTGCCGCAAGGCCGGCAGAGAACTTGGCGAAGTTCATCGCCGCCTGATTCTGCGCCATGCCCTGCTGGAACTGAAGCTGACTGTTGAACTGGTTGTTGCCCTGAATCATCGAGGCCGCGTTCATCACACCCGGCAGGTAGTAAGCAGCCGACTGCGGCCCGGCAAGGATGTTGGGGTTGAAGGCCGTCGTCTGCGGCAGCCCCGCAAGGCCCTGTAGCGTTCCCTGCGCGGCCTGCTTGTAGTCCTGAAGGTACTTGGCCTGAGCCACCGCAGCAGGCTGCGTGAGAGCCGCTTGCTTGTTGGGGTCGTTGAGGAAGCCCTGCGCCGCACCGGCCCCAAGGTTCTTGCTGATGACCTTCTGGAACATGTCGTCCACGGCGGTCGTGAAGTTGCTGTCGAAGTTGCCCTCGGCCTGAGCCGCGAGCGTGGCCAGCATCGGCTGCTGCTTCAGGGACTCGTACTTGGCCTGCGCGTTACTCAGCGCCTTTTTGTCAGCCTGCGCGGCAAGGTCGGCCTTCTGTCCCAGCAGCCCACCGATGTCGTAGTAGGTGCCGCCAACCTTGGCCACGCCCAGCGGGTTCTCCTTGAACGCCTTCTTCCCGGCCTTCTTGTCCAGCGTGTAGTTCTGAAGGAAGGACTGCTGGTCCGTGCCGAGGAAGGACAGCATCGACTGGATCGCCTGAAGCTCGGACATGTTGTTGAGGACGGCGGACAACTTGCCCGCACCGCCACCCGGCAGCGCGGCAAGGTTGCCGTTGATCGAGCCGCCCCAGAGCGAGTCAAGGAAGCCCATGGGTCATGTCCTCAGAAGTGGTAGCCGACTTGGAGCAGATCGAAGTTGTTCACCGCCGACATGTTCGTAGACGTGGTATCGACGCGGAAGCGATTTCCGATCACGGTGTTGGAAGCCGCCGAGCGCGTGCCCGTCTCCACCATCCCGCGGAGGCCAAGTGTGTCCGTGTTGCCCTGCCCTTCGATCCGCACCCCGCCATGCACGATGCCTGAGGATGGGCCGATCTCGACCCCCATCACAGAGCCGCCAGCACCCATTGTCCCGGCAAAGATCGCCTCCAAAGAGACGGCCGTCACCGGCATGTGTTTCTCGGTCACGAAGACATCGTTGACCGCGCTCTGGGTGCCGTTGTTTCCGGCTGTCGCTCGGCAAGCAAAGATGTCGGCGTCGGTCGGAGTCAAGTCCCTCCAGATGAGGGAGGCGTCGTGGCGCACCCACGCACCGGCGCCCACGGCCGGCAGCATCTTGGCCATCACCGTGCCTGCACCAGCGCCCGACAGGCGATCCTCCAGCGAGGTCGCGAAGGCGCCCTGAGCGACACCGGTGATGAACTGGTTGGCCGCCGGGAAGCCGCTGCTTGTCGCCGGCCCAGCCGTGCGGGCCACGCCTGCCGTTGAGGCCGTGGAGCAGAGCCAGTCGCCTGCCGTGATCTCCAGCGCCGCCCCGCCTTCAATGGTGACGGTCGGGTCCACACGCACCTTGAGGGGGTTGCCGTAACCCGGCAGGGCCACAATGAAGTTGCTGCCGGTGGCAATCGTCGCGCTGTGCAGGTTCACGCCAAGGACGTTCTGCTGCTTCTCCACCGTCGTCTTCGCGGCGCGGCGCGTGCCCGTGGTGCCCACCAGCGCCACGACGCGATTG